TCAAACACCGCGCCGTAGATCCTGCAGCGCTGCCCTTACCCGCGTCTTCTGCGGGTCCTTCGCCCTGGGCTTCATCGCCGCCGGCGGACGGATTGGCGCCAGCGCTTCCTTGACCCGCTCCAGCTCCTTCGCCCCCGCCTCGGCCAGACGCCGGGCCTGCTGCAGCTGTTCGGGTGTCGGCGGCAGGCCGGGCAGCGGCGGTAGAGGTTCCCCCGGGGAGCCGTCCACCATCCGAGCCACAGCGGCTCGCAGCCGCATTTCTGGGTAGAGCCTGGCCGCGCACCACCGCTCGGCGTAGCGCTTGCCCTGGTCGACGCTCGCCGCCCATACATCCTTGGTCTGCCACATCTTCCGGGCATCGAGGTGCACACGCACCCCGCGCTCCGTCGCCGGCGAAACCTGGGCGATCTGCCGGCCACTCCACCACAGCACCCACGTATCCCTCAGCTGGACCCAGCCAGAGGGTGGTGGTGCTGAGCGGAAGCCTTGGTAGCCGTGCATCGGGATCATGGGCGGAAGGATACGGCTGGGCGTCGCACAGCCTGCGAATCGGCAAGTCCCCAGCCTGAAGCGCTCACACTTCGACACGTGTCACATCGCTGGCCGCCGTGGGGCTTTACCTACACCGGACCGGGCAGTTTTCCGATTGCACCTATGCAGAGGTGTTGCGACCGTGCAGCGGCAGTGCAGCACTACCCTACTCATGGAGGATGGAAGTGAACTCAACGCATAACAATTGCAGGACTGCCCGCTCGTCCACCCGCCGCCTGATGTTGGGCATGTCACTTGCCCTGTTGTCGGTCGGCTTCGCCCAGAGCGCGTTCGCTGGTCAGTGGGTGCCAACGGGCCGCCTGCTGTGGGTGGATTCGGAGACCATCCAGCCTTATCCGGTGGCCTATACCAATTTCTGTCAGGGCGGCGTGGACGGGCCCAGCGGCGTCTACACGTACGGCGACTGGGGGCCGGAAGGGCTGGGCTCGTGCCCGACCGACGCGTACACAGGCTTTCAAAATATGAAGGGCACTGTCGGCTCCTGTAGACCAGATCCCGAAGCCGTTGGCGGCGGCTATTCATGTGAGGAGTACCACTACACCTTCAGCGGTCAATCTTACCCAGGCCCGATGCCGGCGACCTGTAGCTCGCCGGGAGTCTATGGCGTCGGCAACTACTACCGTACAGAGCTTGTGTACTTCGGCTCTGGCGATAATCCCAACGACTACTACGACAGGTACTTCCAAAGCTCGACCGAGTACGTCTGTCAGTAGTCGGCCCTCCTGGCACCCAGTTGTACTGTCCCCGCGCGAGCGGGGACAGCTCACGCTTCCACCAAGTAAGAACCGCCCCGACCAGAGACCAAAGACAGTGCAGCCGGAGCAAGGATGCCGTCGAAGCCCAATCAGGGGTGCCGTAATCAACAAGGGCTCTACACTCGGGCGAGCCGGCGCATAGCGCAAAGCTCCAGCACAACGGAGGCTGTAGACTGCGGCACCATCAAAAGGACGCTAAGGAAACGAGCATGGCCGACACAGGGTTGTTCCTCCTCAGCGACGTTCTGGGGCAAGAAGACGACAGTGGTCGGCTGCTGCAGGTAACCCAAGTCGTGTGCCGCTGTCTGCAGTGCTCGTCCCGGTTCACCGGACGGCCCAATGAAGGGCTCTTCGATCTCCCCGGTGGCGCAATTCTCTGCTGCCCCAAGTGCCCAAATCGGCAGGCTATCAGCCTGGCCAGATTCGCCGACTTCTTGCAGAAGAGCGCTTGACCCTCAAACGCCCGGACCTTCTGCTGGCATCGCCGCTCAAGCGGCGATTGCGTACGGTTCGACCAGCGCTCTCAGCAGGTCCATCCCGGTCGCGCTCGCGGCATCGGAATCGCTACGCTGCTTGAAGCCGGTCCAATCCGCATGAGCAAGGCTTCGCAGCTCCGCACCCTCGACAGGGAGCCAGCGCATCGGCCAGAACGGAAGACGCCGGTAGCCCGCCCGCCCTCGCTGCAACTCGACCAAAGCGGAATGGCTCCTTGCACTCAGAACTCGGGAATAGGCTACCGACAGCCCATCCTCTGGCCCTTCGAGATACTGAAGAAACCGCTCTCCGTCGAAGAGCAAAACGCCCGTCACCCCCGCATCTCGATTGAACCGGCATGCGTCATCTACGATCGCATCCAACTTGCCGTCAGACTGGCCTAGTCCCCCCTGCGCGATCACCGGACTGACCTCGCTCGCATACACAATGGCCCTGATGGGCATGGCGCACCTCCTCGCTGAGAGGCAAAACCCTAACAGCCGAGGCCGCAAATCGGTGTAGATGTATGGGCAGAATCCATAACGCTTCAGCTTCAAACTTTTGCTGAATTCGGACTCCCGTCACAAGATCTACCCGTCCCACCCCGCAGCATGCAATTGACTCCTCGGTACACGGCCATGCCAGACACAGGTCTTTTCTACGTTCTCAACATCGACCCGATGCGCAATCACCAGGGGAAGATCGAACGCGTCATCGCCATCAGCGTGCGATGTAACAGCTGCCAGCATGTCACTCACTCGACAGGCCCCAGCCTCCAATCCGTACCGGGTGGTACGCTGCTCGCTTGTTCCAAATGCGGTGGTCGCCAAGCGGTCAGCAACGCACGGCTGGTCGAATGCGACCACGTCCTGAGCACTCCGCATTCCGGACAACAGAGCGCCTGACCAACGGGCAGCGCGCCGTTTAGTCCACAAGCATGCGCGCCAACTCTGACGTCATCTCTGCTGCTTTGGAGCACCCCCTAGGCCCTGAGCCTTTACCGCAACAAGGCTGCTTGCGAGCCCGAGCCGTTTGGATCACGCGTCGGCCACGGCGCTTCGGGCTACCCTCCGGCCATGTGCGGCCGATTCGTCCAGCTCCCCGTTGTCGACTTTGGCCAACCGGGCTTGGCTGACCTTGCCCCGGGCCTAGCCGAGATCCAGCCCAGCTTCAACCTGGCACCCACGCAGCGGGCGTCGGTGATCCTGGACCGCGGCGAAGGCCGGCAGGTGACGCGGCTGGCCTGGGGCCTGCTGCCGTTCTGGGCGAAGGCCAAGGGCCTGCAGGGCTCGACCATCAACGCCCGGATCGAGACGGTGGCCACCAAACCGGCCTTCCGATCGGCGTTCAAGAAGCGCCGGTGCGTGATCCCCATGGCCGGCTACTACGAGTGGTCGGTGAGCCCAGAGGACGGGAAGAAAGATCCGTGGTTCATCCACGCCAACGGGCCGCTGATGGCCGCCGGCCTGTGGGAGGACACCAGCCCACTGCTCCCCGACGGCAACCTGGGCACCTTCACCATCATTACCGGCGACAGCAGCGGCGTATCAGCCGACATCCACGACCGCATGCCGGTGTGGCTGCAGGCCGGCCAGATCGATGAGTGGATGGCCGCCAGCCCGGACGATGCCATGGCGATGCTGCTGGCCAGCGAGCCGCCCGCGATGGAGGCCTACCGCGTCAGCCGCGCGGTGAACACCCCAAAGAACAACACTGAGCAGCTGCTTCAGCCCGTAGCGTAGCCGGCGTCAGTAGCGAAGCCGGAAAACAACGCGATTGCGGAACAGATGATTCAATCCGGCGCCAGCGAGAAAGAACAACGTCAGTCCGCCGATCCAACCCACCCATCCTGCGAGTAGGGCCCCCGCCCAAGTACCGAATGTGATGGACGCGAGCAGAAGAAGCACCGATGCCCATGTTGGCCTGCCGTACTCGACACGGGCCTTGCACCCGCGGCAAACGACCGCTCCGCGCGGAACTCCACTGAAGCACATCGGGCATTTCATCAGATCTTCCATGGTCCTGACCCCAATTCTATAGGTACAGGATGCGTTATCGGCTGAGGCTCGCTGCACTTGAGCCGGGCGACATTCGCACGCCGGGAACGCGAATGGTTCTCCGTAAAGACCGGGACATTCCGAGGCGCTACCCTCTCTCCTGTTCGCAGCACAACACAAGGAGAGCGTCATGCGCGCACTACTGACCACCGCACTTTCCGCAGCTCTAATCACCGCCGCCTGTAGCACCGCGCCGGGTGTGATACACGGCCGCACCGTCGACCTGCACCAGGAGGCATCCGCCGCCGGCGAGAGCCTGGACGCCTTCGTGGTCCGCATCGCCAAACAGGCGCTGGAAGCCTCGAAGGCAGCCCGCGCAACAGTGTGCGGTCAGATCGAAGAGGATGCCGGGGTGTTCACGGTGCAGCTGAAGACTGACGGCTATGTCAGCGACTGCGGCCTGCCGAAGAGCGCTCAGCCATACCTGCTGGTGAATGGCACAGCCACGGACGCACGTGAGAACCACTTCTCCCAGGTCAACTGGCAGCGCCCTGGCTATCTGATCACGCCGCGGTCGGTGAAGTACCAGGACGGAGCCAACAAACGTCCGCGCATCGTGCGCTAATAGTTACGCATGTCCAGAATCAGGCCGGTCAGGTTGTTGTAGCCCATCTGGCCGGTCGGTGGGTACGGTGGTCCGGCCCCCTCATCCGTAGAGCTGCGAGTGTTGATCAAACCGACGCTGATGGTTCCATTCGCATTGGTTCGCACGCCCGCAACGTAGCCAACGGTCTGTGTACGCCACCCGCCACCGCCGCTGATCGGTCCACCATCCACTCGGGTATAGAGGCCTGTGTTGCATATCCCTACGGCATAGCCCGAGGTCAACGGGATGGAAATATCGACTGATCCAGTGCCAGCAAGGGTGTTGATCATCTGCATGACGCGCATGTATTTGTAGCGCGAGTCAAAGATCACCCGGTTGTTGGCCGGATTCCGGATCCGCAACCCCTTCGTGGTGATGAACTGCATCTGGGCCACGTCGGTGGTATCGAACACCCAGTACGTGACCGATGCGCCAGGCACGTCGGTGATGATGTCCCACTGATACGTGGCGCCAGTCTGTGTCTTGCTCATCACGCCGACCAGTGCCGTCGCGCAGAACACCGCAAGGATCGGCTCATTACAGCCGGCAAGTTGGATTGTCGCCTTGCCAACCGTTTTGCCGCCAACTCCAGGCACCGTGTACGGCCCGGCTTGGATCACGAATGGGCCAGTCTTCATCCCGAGGCATTCCCAGCTCGGGTCGATCTGAATCAACGAACCACCATCACCGCGGATGCGTGCTCCAATGGTCATTGCTCAGTACCTTCCATAGACCAGGACACCGGATCTGTTGAACAACGGATTGGCCGAGGAATAGGTCCACGTGATCGTGTTCCCATCATCGCTGAACCGCGGTGAGGCGTTGTAGTCAGGCTCGGATGTCGCAGCATTGAACCAGTAGAAGATCGGGTTGCTGCCGCTGGCTGGGACACCTACCGCCCCACTGGCACCAGCAGTCAGCTGCACTCGCCCCATGATCCGCGGCATCCTCGTCGTAATGTCTACCAGAATGTTCCCAGCAGGATCCCTTTGCCTGAAACCTACGGTCACGGCAGCAACTCCCCGAGCTCAACCAGCGCAACATTGCCTGCGCTGTTCCAGAAGCGAAGTGCGCTATCGGTCAGTTCCATGTAGCCCCCGTTCGCATTGACGCCGCGCATGGTCAGCGACGCGTTCTTGTCCAGCTTCCACCGCGGCTGGCCGCCAGCTCCCACCGCCGTCGACTGGATCACATCCCCGATCATCGCGTTCTGGATCCAGCCGGTGCCGATCAACGCTTGGCTGATGAAAGTCTGGCCGTTCTGCACCACGAACGGTGCGATGGTCACGTTGTTGGCGATGTTGATCAGCGCGAACCGATCCACCTGGAACAGCGCCTGGCTCTGGAAGCTGCCGTCAGGCTGCTGTTCGACGCCCAAGCCGAAGCCGGCGCCGTAGATGCGGCCGTCGGAAGTGACCTGCGCGCGCAGGGTGTACGTCGCACTGATCTTCCCATTGACGTCGACCAAGGCCAGCGAGGTCTGCTCGACCGAAGCCTGCGTTTCTCCCACCTTTGCCTCGACGGTGTCGGTGCGCTTCGCCTGCGCATAGTCGCCCTCGGCGATCACCGTCTGGATCGTCATGGTCCCGGCGAAAACCGTCTCGTCACCGGCACCCCAGTCCTCATCGCCCGCAGCCTGTACATCCAGCTGCACGAACAAGCCCTCGGTCTTCTGCCCGATCGCCTGCAGGCCGGTTTCCGGATCGTTGATCTCCAGTTCCAGCGTATCCACACGCCCGACGATGGCGCCGGCCTGCGCGATCGCGTCGCCAACGTCCTGCCAGTTCGTGCCGGGCGGCTCCTCATTGCCCGGCTCGGTTCCGTGCCAGCTCCAGATCTTGCCGTTGTGCACTGCAGTCTGGCCGGGATCGTAGATGGCTTCTGCGGACCAGATCAACGGCACGATCTGGTCGATGCTCTCGATCTTGTCGCGCAGCGCCTGGCCCAGTGCACTCTCGCTGATCTTGCCAGCGAAATAGGCGTCGTAATCGGACTGATTGGTGCTGGCATCGCCCATCACCCCGGTTCCTTCCGGATACCAAGGGCCGATGTTGCCGGACCGATCCACAAGCCGCGCCCAGAAGAAGAAGCGAGCACCGGCAGCCAAGCCATCCAGTTCAAGGCGGTTCTGCGGGTAGGCGTAGTCGCCCAGCTTCGTGGCCGTCTCCCGGTTCGGGCTGGGACTGCGCCAGATCTCGGTGCGCTGCGTGTCCGTCGCCCCGGGCGGAAATGCCCAGGCCAGTCGGATGCCGAACACGATGGACGTAGCGGTCAGAGAGGTCACCGCCGGGGGCGGCTCGGTCTTGCCCGCGATGGTGGTCAGTGGGCTCATGGCCGGCAGCGACACGGCATTGAGCGCGTTCACTGCTCGCACGCGCGCGAGGTACTGGCCAGCGTAGATGCCAGGCACCTCGATGCTGCTGGTGGCCACTCGGCCTGCGCGAACCCAGTTCAGGTCGTCCCGGCGCCATTCCACGTCGTAGGCGATGGCCTTGTCTGCCGCGTCCCACTGGATGGTCAGCGTCGGGGTGGCGATGCCCTGCTCGATCACCACATGCGAGGACAGGGCCACGTCCGTCGGCGGCGGCTGCACGCTGGGCGGGATGATGCTGATCGGCGGCAGCTCCAGACGGGTTCCGTCGTCGATCGCGGCGTACTTCCCCGGCACGTGCTTCAGCGCGGTGATGTTGTAGGTCAGCTCTTCGCCTTCTGACACCGAAACGATCCGGAAAAGCTGAAGCACCAATTCGCTGGACTCGGTTGCCCATACCGACTGCGGAACTGGCAGCGCACTCCACGGCGCCGACACTGTGACGACTCCGGTAGCGAGGTCCACCCCGTTGATGGTCCGGCCTTCGGTTCGCCCGCTGGGCAGCGTTGCGCGCAGCGTATCGCCCACGGCCATCGTTTCCGGCACCAGGTCCAACGTGAGACTGCTGGCACCTGCAGCACGGATGCGACCCGCGTTTCGCCGGCCAGCCCGGTTCGGGTCGGCCACCTGAATCACATCGCCCGGCATGCAGTTCAGGGCGTCCAGGCCTACCGAGAAGGTGACGGTCTCCGTCTCCAGACTCTCGGTGTAGAGGATGTGGTTGCCGACACGCTGGGCCTGCGCCTTGGAGTGACAGCCGATTGCCGTCACCTCTGTCTGGTTGACGCCGTAGCGCGCCACCGCGCCCAACAATTGCACCGGCTCGACCTTCTGGCGGCCGAAGTCGTCCGGATCGGTCCACGACACCAGCGCGACGGTGTGGCGTGCCTTGCGGCCGCTGCCTTCGTAGTGGAAGCGGCCCTCGATCACGTTGGCTTGGCTGTAGGTCGGGCCCGGGTCCTTCGGCATGTCGGCCGAGGCCATGACCTGACCGGCGGCATAGAAGCTGATGCCGCGGAACATGCCGGCCATGTCCTGCAGCACCTTGTAGGCGTCCGCCCTGCTCTGCAGGTACAGGCTACAGGTGAACCTCGGCTCCTGACCGCCCATGCCGTCGCTCACCAGCTGATCGCAATACTGGGCGATCTGGTACAGCCGCCACTTGTCGACCCAGTCCAGCGGGATCCGGTTACCGAGACCGAACCGGTCGTTGGTGACGATGTCGAAGAACACCCAGGCAGGGTTGTTCGTCCAGGCCGACTTGAAGGTGCCGTCCCACACGCCACTGTAGGTGCGGCCAATGGGGTCGTAGTTGCTGGGCACGCGGATGATCCGCCCCCACACCCTATAGGAGCGCGACGGGATGTTCTGGAACTGGCTCGCGTCGACCTGCACCGCGCACAATGCGCTGTTGGGATAGCGCAGCTTCACGTCGATGATCTCGGTCATCGACAGAACATTCACCACGTCCGAGATCAGCGAGTTGTTCTGGTTCGGAGTCAGCCGGCGGATGCGGATCTGCCACTGCGAACCCGCTGGAAGGTCAATGCGGCGGCTGCGCTCATACTGCGTGGTCGTCTTGCCGGTGATCGCCTCGTTGAGTACCGTCGTGTACGCGCCACCGTCGACGGACAGGTCCACCGCGTAGTCGATGGAATACCCGTTGCGGTCGCCGTTCTCCTCGTCGACCTTCTGCAGCGCAGGGACAGCCAGCCGGATTCGCACGGCCGAAAGGTCCGAACCGCTCACCGTGCGCACGATCGGTTGGTCGCTGCGCAGCTCGACATTCACGGGAATTTCGTTCTCTACCGACGGGAACCCGGGGATGTACTCCTGATCCTGTGTGCCGGAGCGGGTATCGATCGTGACACCCGCGAAGTTCAACCCGCCATCCGGGTTCTGGATGGGGACCTGGTTGAGGTAGATCGACTGGTTGCCAGCGACAAGGCCACGGATCTCGCCCTCGCTGACAAGGTCGATGATCCTGGCCACGGCCATCGAGTGCAGGCTGTCCGGCATCTCCACAGGAGTGCGGCCGTTGCTACCGCTCTTGCCGCCGGCGCCTGCCAGCGGCATGGCCCGGGCGATGGGAGTTGCGACTGGAAGGTTCAAAGCTGGTCCTCCGCCATGATGCCGCCACTGATCACGGCTGAGCCGATGAGCATTCCCTTCTGGTCGTGGCCACCGTACGCCACAGGAACGGGATTACCCTGCGCCTGGGTGTTGACGGTTCCGTTCATGCTGTAGTTCGGTCGATTCTCTGCACTGTCCTGGGATCCCAGCCCCTTCGGCTGGGGTCCTAGCATCTGCACGACGCCACCGACGACCATTACAGCGCCTTGCACCATCAGGTTGACGTTGCTGGTATAGGCGCCGACGACGATCAGCACGACTCCAAGGATGATGTTCAGCACACCGCCGCGCTTGCTGCCCAGCAGCACTGGGGCGATGCGGATGTCCTCCTGCCCCGGCGGATCCTGCAGCTGATCCTTCGTCAGGTTCTGCTTGCCCACGAAGACGGCGAAGGCCATGCCGTTCTCCTTCGCGCGGGCCAAGTACTGCTGGAAGCCCGGCAGGATCGCGCAGAGCGCGCGCACGGCCTCGGCAGGGCTGTTCACCGCCAGCCGGAACGAGCGCCCGAAGCGGCTGCCCAGCTGACCATAGAGGCGGATGGTGCGCAGGCGCTCAGACACGGGCTGCCTCCTTGTGGCGGACGATGTAGCGGGTGCGCTCGGCCCACATGCCGCCGTAGGTGATCACCTCCGACAGGCGGCCGTGCATGTGGTGCAGCATCTGGCCGTCGCCGAGATAGACGCCGGCGTGGTTTGGGACAGGTGACCGGATCTGCATCAGCACCATGTCGCCGCGCTGCGGGGCGCCCTCGATCAGGTCGAAGCCCTCGGCGCTCAACCGCTCCAGGCTGTAGAGGTCCTGCCCCTTCTCCCACCAGTCGTCGTCGCGGTCGTACTGGCTGAGGCTGATGCCCAGCTCTCGGTCGTAGAAATCCCGAACCAGCGTGTAGCAGTCGAGGATGCCGTGGGCGAACTGCCGGCCGACCAGCGGTGCGACGTAGCCGGTCGGCTCGATCGATTGCAGGTCGCCGCACTCGGGTTCGGCACCGGTGACCTGGCCCACGCTGACGATGTGCCACGGCAGACCGCTGGCTTCGCACATGACCCGATCTGCGTCCGATGGTGTGGCGGGTGCATTCGGGTGGCTGTGCACGACGGACAGCACCGCGCCCGCATCCTCGGCATCGGCATAGTCCTCGGCCGGCAGCCTGAAGTGCTCGCTGGGCGTGGTGGCCACGTTGCGGCAGGCAACGTAGGCCTCACCGTCGGCCGTGGCCACAATCAGCCCGCAGCATTCGCGCGGGTACTCGGCCACGGCGTGCGCCTGGATGGCCTGCAGGGTGCTCTGTTGCATGGGTTTCGCCCATAGAAAAGCCCGCTCTGGGCGGGCCTTGGGAAGTGGTGAGCTCTGGATACTTGCTGGTGGCGACTTAGTTCAGGCGCACCACATCCGCAACAACTCCAGCGTCTGCCTGGATGACCACAGAGCCTTCAGGCACGTCGAGCTTGAAGGTGTAGTTTCCTTCGTGCTCGGACCCCACCTTGCCAATCAGCTTGCGGACAAAGTGAAGATGTCCGCACGTCATGCGCACGTAGACATCCGCCTTGGCAGCGCAGGCATCGCGGCCTCCGCATGCGTAAAGCCGCTTAACCATGAAAATCGCCATCGTCATGTCCTCAAAAGACCGGCGGCTGGGAATCCGCCATAGGGAAGTGGCTTGTCCGCTCCGAAGCGCAGCTTGCAACTGCCCACCCTGCCCCCGCACTGGTCTCGCGCCGGGTCCGTCGTGGGCACATCGTTGGCATCGGCTACCGCCGGACCGTTGTAGCCACAGTAGGGCCCACGGTAGCCGCCACGGATCAGCCAGCCGCACACGCCGGCGATAACCTGCCGCCCGGGCAGCTGCTCACCGTTGAGGTCGATGGCCGTAGTCAGCTCGAACTCGACGGTCTGCTTGTCCTCAGCGACTTTGCGCTCGATGAACCAGATCTCGTCCAGGAAGTGCTCGTTCGGGTCAGCCGTCGGGTTGCCGTCGGGGAAGTTCGCCGCGTCCAGGTACTTGGCCAGCGTCTGCCGGCGGATCACCCGCGCGCCTACCAGGTCGTCGAATAGCAGGCACAGCGCGGTGATGCGCCCATCGATGTTGCTCACCTTCAGCCGAGGGTTCGGCGGCTGGTCGCTGGTGCGCGCGAAGCCGGTTGCTTCGATTGGCCAGGGGCCATACTCCTGACCCTGCCACCAGATCACCCCCGACTGCAGGTGCGCGTGGAAGAACAGCTGGTCTGCACCGAAGCTGCTTGCGTCCAGTTCGTACAGCGTGATCCGGCCACCGGGTTCGAGCTGCTGGGCATCGGCGGTGATCATTTCAGCACCGCCGATTCGCCCGTGCCCAGCGGCAGCGAAACCTCGCTCGGCCAATGGAATATCTCTGGCTGCGGCAAAAGCTCCTGGACCTGCTCCCATGTCTCGATTCCGGCGGGAGGATTCGTGACCAGCTGCTCCAGTGCCAGGTTCACGGCATCACGCCACGCAACCATCGCTCGCGCTTCCAGTCGGTAGCGTTCAACGCTGCTGTTGTAATACCCAACGCAGGTTTCAACGCTGTCGTACCGGCGGTCAACAACGTAGGCAGTCATCCATCCCCATGCAGCTGAGCGAATCGCCTGGTAGTGCTGGGGACTATGAAGTTCATATGGCAACGCTGCAGGCGCCGGACTGTTTCCCTCCGCAAGCCAGCCTTCATAGAGTTCCCAGAGGCGGTGCCCTTTCGGGATCACCTCACCGGTGGCAATCAACTGAATCTCGTCTGGCGATTTCGTGAATCGGTACATAGTCAGAGCTCCGCGTCTGCGGTGAATGCACCACCGCGCAGGTTGTACGAAAGGCCTTGGACGACCGATCCGGTGAACCCGGTCACATCGCCGCGGAACCCGTTGATGCTGGCACCCGCTAGAACGATGGTGTTTGTATTTCCCGTTTGGCCATTGCCTACCCATGTCGGATAGGCAGCGACGGCAAGCGCAGGCGCCGCCCTCTTGGTCACCGCGAAGTTACAACCGAACATGATGTCCGCTGCGTTGAACGCTGCACCGGATATCTCTATGCCGTCGATCCGCTCGAAATAGCGCCTACATAGGGCCATCTCTTGCGCGGCCGGCCGAGCATCGAACGCCGTGGCTCCGGTGCCGCGCTCCAGCTGCGGACGGCTGTAGGTGACGCCGGCCGCAGACAGCTGGACCGTCATGTTGCCGCTGCCGGATGGCGTGAGGGTCACACCTCGCCGCCCGCTCCCAGAGGTGATCGTTCCAGTGGCTCCGCCCACACTTACGGCGATGCTGCCGCTTGGATTCTCCACGCTGATGGTGAGGGGCTGTCCCCATGCAAGTAGTGGAGACTCCACGATCTGCTGGAGCGGGCCGCTGGTGTGCGTGAATACACCTGTAGAAGCGTTGATGGTCACATTGCAGCCGCCGGTTCCAGCCTTCCAGCGGTCGTAGCCATAGGTGCCTGCAGTAAGCGCGCCTCCACCGAATACACGCTGGTTGATCGGCACTCCGCAGTTCATGAGCATGTTCTTACCGGAGATCGCGGCCAGCAATGGCTGCCCCAGATACAGCTCTTCGAAGTTCGAGTTTGCTTTCCCAAATGCGACCTTCGCTGGGTCGCCCTTGTAGGTGCCATGGTCAGTGGTGGTGTCGATGATCTCGCGGGCCATGGGGATTCCTTACGGCTGGAACGTCTGTTCGAAGGTGACCGTGATGCTGTGCACCAGGCCGGCCGGTAACGGCTCGCTATGCGTGTCGCACTGGAATAGCAGCAGCCCTCGCGGGCTCTGCCAGTAGAAGGAGCGGCCGACATGGGCATCGAGGAATTCGATGATCTGGTCGATTCTTTGCTGCGAGCCGGTAAACGTGAGCTGGTAGGAACGCCACCGGGCATTCATCCCGTCCGGCGCGCTCTGGCTGTAGCCATCGCCGAACTTGGCGCGCCGCACGACGGAATTCGCCGTGCCGCCGCCCGTCCGCGTTGGTACCCAGCTGAAGGTGTCGGTCATGCGCGTGCCCCTATGGCATGCAGGGCGCCGCCCGGGCGCATGTCTCGGGTCTGCAGCTCCCGGTACTTCGATTCAACGAACCTGCCCAGCTCCTGGCCAAACTGCTGCATCACCGACGTGTCGCCATCCGCTTCCGTGCTGCCGTCACTGTTCACAACCACGTTGACGTTGATCTGCGCGGGGCCAGAGGCCGCAGCTGCGCCAGCGGAGCCACCACCAGCAGCAGCCGGGATCACATGTCCATCGTTGCCTGGTATCAGATAGGTGCGACCCCGACCATCGTTGAATAGCTCAGGACGGCCGCCCTCGCCCACTTCGTACAGCGTGGACCCGCGCACCGGCCCACCCTTGGCCCTGCCGCCGCCGAAGTTGCCCAGGTTGTTGCCGAATCCGCCGATGGAGCCCGCACCCGTGCCATCGCCTGTATACGTGCCGCCACCACCGCCCCACGCACTGGCGACCGCGTTGATGATGCCGACCGCCGCCTGCTTGGCCGCAATGCGAGCCAAGTCGGCGATGATGGCATTGGCCATATCGCGGAACGACAGCTTGCCGGTCTGGGCGAAGCGTACCCATGCATCCTCCCAGCCGCTCAGCGCGGTATTCATCACTGAGCCGGCGTTCTCCATCGCGTTGTTCGCGGCGAAGGCGTAGTCCTGCCACGCGCGCCGTGCGCCGGCACGCCAGTCGGAGAGCATCGCAAGGCGCTGCTCCTGGAACGTGCGCTCCTTCGCCAGCTCCGTATCGCGGAACGCTGCGGCGTTTGCCGCCATCAGGTCCCAGGTCTCCTTGTCCTTGGCTACATCCCGGCTGCCCAGGCGCTTCAACTCGTCCTGATACTCCCGCTGGATGTCCAGCTGCCGGCGCAGCATCGCCACCGCATCCGACCCACCGGACATACCCATCAGGTCGAGCTCGTTGGATCGGTCACGGTTGGCCCCGGCCTGCGCCAGGATCGCCTGCTGCCGGGCCAGCGCCTCTGCCGCCTCCTTTTCCTTGGTGTACGCCGCAGCCTTCTGGCCCGAGGCCAGCAGTTCCTCTCTGGCCGCCGTCAGCAGCGCCCGGGTGGACGCCGTCATGGTGTTCTTACCCTTGGCCAGCACCTGCTCGATCGCCATCGCCTGGCGCTCGCTCTCGGTCACCTTGACGCCGGTCTCCACCAGCTGCTTGTTCGCCTCGATCTGCCGCTGGGCAGCGGCCAGCATGTTCTGCGCGGCACTGTCGTCTCCGTTGCGTTTGCCCACGCCGTCGCGTCGGTTGAACGACTTGTCGACGTCGGCCTGGGCCTTGGCGATCAGCCTCTGCATGGACCCGTCGAAATGTCGGGCATCGTTGTCGGCCAGCTTGTTGTACTGCGCGATGATCTTGAGGCGTGCCGCTTCACGGGCGCTGGCCCGGTCGAGGCCCGCTACCTGAGCATTGATCGCCTCGGCAGCGGCCTGCTCAGCCGTGGCGCGCTCCTGCGTCACGGCGGCAAGGTCACGGGCGGTCTGCGGATCCAGTGCACCGCCCTCATCGATAGGCTTGGGCAGCGGCGGCAAGCCGCGCATCGCTGCAGCCGCGTCATTCAGCGCCTTCGACAGAGATGGCAGGCCGGCCCACTTGACCAGTGATCCACCGGCAACGCCGAGGCCCAGAACGTCGCTCAGACGTGGCAGGCGGGCAAGAACGCCCCACTCCCCAGCCAAGTCGACTACCGCACTGGTGAAGCTGCCAAGCGCGCCCCACGCGCCGCTGATGTCGTCCTTGATGCCCCGCCAGCCCTTGGACATCTCCGGCATCACCGCTTCGGTACGGTCCGCCACATCGTTGAGGTGGGCTGCGAAGATCTGCATCGCTTCACTCGCTGCCTGCTGCATTCGCCCCTCCTCCTTCAGAGCGACAATGCGCTGCAGCTGCGCGGCGGTCAGGAATCGCTCTGCATCGTTGAGCTTCAACAGCCCGTCCACCGGCTCCTTGGCGATCGATTCGAATGCTCGGATCGTCTCCTGTGCAGAGCGGCCCGTGGATGCCTCCATGCGTGCAGCCGCAGCCGCCACCATCTCGAACTGCTCCCCGGCAAATCGCCCGGCCTTTGCCGTCTCTGTCAGCGCGGCCACAGCGCCGCCGCGGGAAACGCCCTGCAGCTGGTCGATGCTGCTGGCCAGTTCGAGGAAACCCGCAGCACCGACCGATGAGGCCTGGCCGCTCAGGATCTGCGCCTTCTGGAACTCGAACAGCTGGTCCTCCGACTGCTTCGCCGCGATGACCAGCGCCGCCAGCGCGGCGGCACCCAGCGTCAACGGGTTGATCAGCCCGAGCACGTATCCGCCGACGGCACGCGCCGCAGGGCCGATGCCGCCGAACTGGTCCTTCAGCTGGCCGCCCTGCTGGATCGCCACCATCCACGCGGGCTGGCCGCTCACCAGGCTGGTGGTGATGTCAGTCACCTGCATGGGAATCATGCGCAGGTTGTTCTGCAACTGCTTGGCGGACTGTCCCATGCCGTTCTGCGCTCCCGTTGCATTGAGCACGGACGCGCGCATGGCGTCGATCTTGGTCTGGTACTGGTCGAACACCGCCGGGTTGACCAGCCCCGCCTTGTGCGCACGCTCCAGGCGATCCTCCATCGCCGCCAGCCGGTTCAATGCGCCCACGGTCGGGTCGATCTGACCCAGCAGCTGCTTCAGGTTGATCTGCTGCGCCTCGGCAGCGGAAGCGGCCTGGCGCACCTGATTGGCGGCCCGCGCCTCAGCCTCTTCCAGAGCGCGTGCACGGGCGACCATGCGGTCCTGCTCGCTGCCGGCGCCGGCCAGCGCCCGCGCCTTGTGGTCGATGCCCAAGGCAGCGTCGCGGGCAGCCTCGGCCAAGGCACGCTCGGACAGGTTCGCCTCACGGTTGCTTGCTGCCCATTCCATGGCGCGCTGGGCGACGCCCTTCAGCCGTGCGTCCTGATCGGCCAGCTGCTTCTCCAGCTGCTGGCTGGCCGTGGCCACCTGGGTGGTCGACGCGGCTGCAGCGGCACCGGCAGCACCGTAGGCCTGCGCCTGAGCTGCGGTGCTGGCCAGCTTGCCGTCGAGCGCACCCAGCGAGGCCAGGATCTCGGTGTTGGTCCGGTTGAGCGTCTGCAGCTCGGTGATGACCGCGCCGGTGCCGGTACCGATGCGGTCCAGTGCGCCACCCAGACGGTCACCGAGAGCGCTGGAGGAGCGCTCCACGGTCCGGGCAAGCGCCGAGTACTCCCGATCCAGCCGGTCAGCAGCACCGCCGGCACGATCAGCCGCCGCAGCATTCTCGTCCAGGGCCTTGGTGCCCTCCACCAGGCCGCTACTGTCGACCTTGTAGCCAAGCTCGGCGATGTCCATCAGGAGCTCCCGTTGTTCTGCATTGCCCGCTCACGCGCGGCCTTCTGGTCTTCGCGAACCGCGCGTAGGTACTGGTCATCCATCGCCATCAGCATCTCGACCTCCTCCGGCAGCGGTTCGATCTGCAGGAGGGATGCCCACTGGCCGATGTCAGCAAAGGTCAACGCTTCCGGGCCGCTGTACCTGCGGCCGGATAGTTGCCAGAACCAACCCCAGACGTGTGCAGCTGCGTCCGGGACTTCCAGCTCAGGGGATTCGGCCAAGCCGAACCGTGCGTTGCGCTGCCGGCGGGTCTCGCCGTTCTCATCCGCCATGTCATAGCGGACAGCGATGTAGACGGCCTCAGCCGTCCGTTTCGTCAAGTCGCTGAAAGAACTCGGCCCGTTCGCCGAGGGCTGCATCGACCTGTTCTGCAACCCAGGGCAGTTCCTTCAGCACCTGCCGCAGGGTCTGTTCCTCAAACTCCGGCTTCTCGCGGTGGAAGGTCGAGGCGCCCTGCCATTCCCAGCCACCCACCGATGCCGCCAGCATCGTGATGCGGTTGGCCTCGATCTGCTCGGCGGTCACCTTGCCGCGGTGGTTGATGCGATCGTTGATGGACTTGCGGGCTGCAGCCTTGACCTGCGGGTGCGTGTCGGGCAGCAGGATCAGCACCAGGCCTACCGGCTCCTGGGTCGCGGGGTGCAGGACTTCCAGGCGGCGCTCTGCCGCCACGATGTTGGACAGTTCAGTCATGTTCGAGATCCTTGATGGCAATCCGGTCGAGAGCCCCGGGGGAAGCCGGCCGGATCAGTTCCGGCTTGTCAGGCGGCCGCCCTATCCCCCGAGGTGTTCAGGTTACGGTGCGGCGACGACCACTGGCACCTGGTTCAGGCCCAGCGTGTAGGTGTTGAGGATGAAGTCCTCATTGCGGCCGCCGGGGACGTTCGGGCCGGTCACCAGGCCGCGCAGGTACTCGATGGAACCGTCAGCACGCTCGATCTTGAAGGCGTAGGTGTCCGGTACATCCGGCGCGCCAGCAGCGCGCATCGCCACCTGGCCCGGGTCAGTCAGATCCTCAGCCACTTCGATCTGGGGATCGCCGGCGTTGGTGATGCCCTTGCCCTTCAGGGCCACCAAGGTATCCAGCGTGTCGTACTGCACCACGTTGGTGTTGATGCCGCGCTCGCCGATGCTGCCCACCTTCTTCACCTGGACGAAGGTGAGGGCAGCGAACTCGGTGGCGGTCAGGTCTTCGTTCTGGGGAAGGACGCAGATGCTCAGCTTCGAGCCTGCGTTGGTCTTTGCTTCAGCGGACATAGTCGTATCTCCTACGTTGGGGCAACAAAAAACCCGCCGGGAGGCGGGTTCTTAAAAGGTCGGCACGAAGCCGCTAGTGGTACGCCGTCAGTTAATGGTCACCACGGTGAACTTGGAAGCGGCTGGTTGGCCGCGATCAACAACAGGCACAAAGGTAACTTGGCCCCCAAGCACGAGATCGCCTGGCTGGAGGCGGAATCTCTTCTCGCCATTGGCAGAGTCCAGAACTACCACCGCTCCGTCTGACTGCGATTCCAATTCCACGGCTCTGAATTCATCGCCAGACTCTGGGAAGCCGTAACAGGACAGGCCAGTCGCGCCGTCCAAATCAGAGACCGTCGACGGCGGCTGCGCTCCAAAAACAGAGAGCCTCAGCTCGCGCATAGCCAGGAATTCCTCGCGGAGAACAACGTCGTATTTCTGCACAGCAAGAACTCCCTTTCAAAAGAGCTATGTACGATTGGGCTGCAGCTTCGCCGCGACCAGTTGCATGGCCTGCGGCCGGGTAAAGCCTGCTTCCACATAGGCCAAGTACTCAGCCCGGACGAAGCGCGCCTGCTCGGCGCAGAACTCGTCCAGCAGCTGCCGGTTCCGCTTCATGCGGGTGATGGCATCGCGCATGGCCTGCAACTCGCCCTCGTTCGGGATCTCGTTGCTGCTGACCAGGTGCAGGTTGGGCGGCTTGGGGCTCATTGCCGGAGTCTACCCCGAAACGAATCCCCGCCACGGGATGGTCACCGGGTGCATGACCCGCTCCGGGTCCTGGATGATGCTGGAGGTCCAGGGCTTCCTCTCCACCCGCATGCCGGCGAAGGTTGTGCCCTTGGCGAACGCGGCGATGATCTGGTCCGTGATGGCGGTACCCACCATGATCCCCTGCCCCGGCCGGTAGCAGGCGGACAGCTGGCCAAACCCCTGCATCAGGGACGGGCCGTCGTCATCGATGCCGTAGTTCTCGGTCCGGTTGGGGAACCACTGCAGCTCCAGCCAGCGGGCACCCTTGCCGGTGGGCGGTGAGAAGGTCTGCCCCGGGTAGGAACAGGCCAGGCTCTGCGCAGCAGCGAACTGCCCCACCAGCGTGGCGAATGCGTCATAGATCGCGGTGTCGCTCATCCCATCCGTCCTTTCACGCTCGCCGTGACCTCAGCCACGATGAAGTCCCAGCGCTGCGCTGCGGCGCGCGCGAAACCCTTGCCGGCCTGAGCGTAGGTCCTGCCCTTGCTGTCCTCGCCGTAGAACCCGTGCTCCATACGCATGGCGTACTTCGCAGTCCAACCGGCCCACACGGTTTGGCCCAGCTCCATGGTGGCGAACACCAGCGCCGGCGCCTGTGCGCCATCAGTCGGCATGCCCTCCACCGAGGCGGCCGCCGAGTTGCGAAGGAACCCTGTGTCGACCGGCATTCTTCCGCCCTGCCCCTCCGGCGTGCTGGCTTCCTCCATCAGCTTCGTTGCGGACTCGCGGAAGATGGCGCCCTGCATGGCTTTGGCCTTCTCAGTGAAGGCACGCACCTGAGCGCCGAACTTATTGGCCACGCTTCACCTCCGCCACCATGTCGACCCGATAGTGCTTCGTGCAGCGGCACCCGATGATTTCCTCCGGCCCCGCGCCCAGCGACGTGTCGCCAGGGAAGCGCAGCAGCGCACCGCTCGGGGTCTGGAACGGCACACCGAAAGGACGCACCTGGTTGTTCATTGCCTGGTGACTGTGCCGGGTTCGGTCGTCGCCTGTGGCTGACCAGGTTCCCGTCACGTTCTCGGGCGCAAGACGCCCCGCCTCGATCTGCTGCCGGAATGCATCCTCGCGCCCGGCGTTCATAGCGGTGATCGACTCCGTACGGGCGATCATCTCGCCGCGCAGCGCCAGCAACCTGTCCGCATAGCGTGCAGCGATCTTCTCGACGTCTGCCGGTGCCACCGGCTGCCCAGCCTTGATGGCGCGAGTGACGATCCCATCCAAGCGCTTGTCGCGCCGCTTGCGGCCGAAGTACTCCGCCATCTGCGCCGGATCACCGCTGGCCAGTTGCTGCCGAACGTTGGCAACGAACTGCGCCTGCTGCGCGGTGAGCCCGACCACGCCGCCGGTGCGGCGCCCGGTCTCCCCCACCCGCCCTACCAGTTCCAGCGCCGTCTGCCGGGGATTGGTGCCCGAGGCCATGCCGCGCGTCAGCAGCTGCCGCACCAGCGCCCGCTGATCGTCCAGCACGCCGGTGATCAGTCGGGACGAGTTGTCCCGAAGCCATTGCTCAACGCCGCGGTTGCGCATGTCGAAGCCGAAGCGCAACCGCGGGGTTTCGTTCGCTGGGTTGTATCTGCCTCGCACCTGCTGCCGCAGCGACAGCACCGGCAATTCCTTCATCCCCACCTCGGCGCCAGCCATGAAGGCCTGGCGCACCTGCTCAGCCATCGGCGAGAACCGCTCAGCGTCGAACCCCAGGGCTTCCAGCACCATGTCGACCTGGCCGGCGCGCAGCAGTTCGGCCAGAAGATCCAACTGCACCTGCGATCGGACCCCGGCGATGGCCTGCTCGAACGCGCGGCGAATCGCCGGCTCGAGGCGCCGTGCCAGCAACTCCAGTTCGCGGGGTGTGAGGTTTGCCATCAGCGTCGGGCGTGAAACTCGTAGAGAAGGACCTGACCGCCCGGGGCGAGCGGCTGCAGGTCGATGAGGTGATAGAGCTGGCCACCCAGCATCAGCCGGTCATCCTTACCAGGCTGGATGTCCACGGCGGTGGAGATCAGTCCCAGCTTGTCGCCCTGCTGCACCAGCGTGGTGTCGCGATCGGTGAGGCTGTATTCGAGCTCCACCACCTTGCAGTCGTGACGCGTGGGCTCGCCCGGCTGCGGGTTGTGCGGCGGCCCGGTCGGTACGCCGTCGCGCTCCAGCTGCGTCGAGTAGCCGAAACGCGCGATCAGCTTCGTGGCCGTGGCCTGCATGCGGTCATAGAAGGCGCTCATACCACCCGCACCGCCGGATAGGTTGCCGGCGTCCGCAGCAGCGGTGCCAGGATCTCGTCAATGGCCGGCACCACCGGCCGGTTCGGCACCTGGCCGGCGGCACTGGCATCGGCATAGTTGACCTCGATCGGCCCAACCTTCTCCTTGGTCACCGCCTCGCTGGCGACGTAGTCCGGCGAAAGGCTGCCGGGGTTGGTCAGCTCGCGCAGCGCTGCCTCGTACGTTGCGCGCTCCACTTCATCGGGAACCTCATCCGGCTGGATGGGGTCGCCGTCGTAGTCGACTGCGCCGGTGCGGGGCCACTCGTTCGGCTGGCCCCGCCCGGCCGTGCGCACGCCGGGGAACATCGACGCCCACCGGCCGCTGGCCAGCAGCACCCGGTACCGACCATCGATGTAGTCCGTGGCGCGGACCAGTGCCCCGGTGCGGGCGTCTTCCGTACCGGCGGCCCAGGTGGCATTGCCGCGCGCCTGGTGGTAGAGGTCTGCGCCTTCCAGCGTGCCGTACATGTTCAGCCCTCGCCCTTCTTGGCCTCGGCCTCGGCGATAGTCGCCTGCAGCTTCGGCACACCCCAGGTGCGGTTCGCTTCGATGCCCAGCTCCTTGGCGCGGGCCAGCAGCACGTCCTTATCGCTCGACGGCAGCGTCCCCGTGGAGGTGCCCCCGCTGGCCTTGGCCTTCTCGGCGTCTGCTGCGGCAGCGCCCTTCTTGGCCTCGGCCTCGGCTTCAGCAGCGGACTGCAGCTCGCGCACCACTGCTGCCAGCTCTGCCTCGCGGTCGCCGTCTTCCAGCGCGTTCCATTCGGCGACGCTCAGGCCCGTTGCTTCGTGCGCCCGGCGCACCACTTCGCCCAGCTGCACCGAAACGCCTTCGGCCAGCTCGATGTTGGCCGGCAGCACGTTGGAGCCGAGAAGCGTTTCCTGCGGCGCGGCGCTGGCCTTGCCACCTTCGGCGGTCAGGATCTTGCCCTTCAGCCAGACCTGCACTACCGCATTGCCTTTAAGGGCATCCCAGTTGGCGATCGGAGTTGCCTCGCCCGGCGGCAGGATCGTGCCGTCGGGCAGGCCCAGCGGGCCCTTGTGGTTGTTCGTGATCTTCATGCTTCGCTCCAGTGAGGCCCCGGCGCACGGCCGGGGCCAGGCGGATCAGATGCCGTCCAGGTAGACGACTTCCTTGGGCAGGCGCACGTCCAGGCCGCCCAAGCGCATCACGCCCGGGATATCCCAGCGCAACGGACCGCTCTGCCAGGCCGGCAGGAAGCGGTGCGGCATCGGCATGTGCAGCTTCAGAACCTCGGGATCCTTGCGGTAGGCAACCAGGCGCGTGGTCCCGCCGACACCTGCCTTATCCAGCCCGCGCACGCCGCGCAAGGTCAGCTGCTGACCGGTCTGCACGGTGTACAGATTGTTCTCCAGGTACCACTGGATGATGGTCTTGTCGCTGTTCTCGCTCATCTTGCGAGTGGCCAGCAGGTTGAACTTGGTCCACGGGAGCAGCAGGGTGTCCGCCATCGACGCGGTGTTGGTGCCGTTGAACACGTTCAACAGCGCCTGGTTCAGTACACCAACAATCAGGTTGGAGTCCGTATCCACCGTCCAGTTGCCAGTTTCCGCCGCCACCGGGGTCACATTCGCAGCGTTGTAGAGTCCGGTGAAACCCTTGTCCGCATCGCCCAGCAGTGCCACGCGATCGACCATCTCTTCGGAAGCGCGGCGAGCAGCGGAAGCATCGTCGGACTGCAGGTTGATGCCGAGCAGCTGTGCCCGACCGATTTCCTCCCAGCCGAAGCCGTAGCCGATACCAGCGGTGTGCACACCGGTCTGGTGCTGAGCACGGGTGGTGCCGGCCTTCGGCAGGTCGTCGGCATTGCCGTTGATCCAGGTGGCCTTGCCGAACTGGTCGGACGAGTAGTAGGTCACAGAGGTGGCGAACTCGCTGCCGGTGGTGTCAACCGGGATCAGGTCGCGGTACTGCACCGACGGGTAGCGCGTGCGGTAGACGCCCGGCTCGATGATCGATGCCTGGGCAACGACGAAGCCGAGCGCGGCCTGTGCGTCGAACAGGTGCATGGAATTTCCATTCATGGGCTTGGCTCCTTAGCCGAGACGGACGACGGCCAGCTGGCCGGCGGCGGTGGTGCTGGTGTCCCAGCGGGCGCCGGTGAAGGCGGTGTTGTCGGTGGCCACGTTGGTGAAGGTGCCGGTCGCGGTCACGTAGACCGCGTCACCCGCCTTCACCGCGACGGCCGCTGCCACCCAGATGTCGCCCTTGGTGATGACGCGGGCCGAGGTGCGCTGCGCGAAGCTGTCCGGCACGCCGGCACTGCCGACGGCGGAGCGGTCCAGCAGGGTGATGCCCACCAGCTTGGTGGCACCGGTACCCGCGAGGACAACGCCCTTGTCAGCGGTACCCTGGGCGACGGCGCGGCCGAAGCCGATACCGGGCGAGGTCTCCACGTCGCGGCTGATGATCGTGGCCGGCAGCATGGTCGCCTGCGCACCTTCGATGGCGGCCGGCTGGATATCCGGGTAGTTGGTCTGCAGTGCCATGGCTTAGGCCCCCTTCTGGTTGGCGGTGCGGTAGTCGAGGCCAGCGACGGACTCGGAATAGCCGTTGTCCTGCACGGTCTGGCGATGGGTGGAACGGTCGCCGAGGGCGATGGCCACCGGATCGCGCGGCTTTGCCTGGCCATACAGACCATCGAACAGGGCTTCGATGTAGGCCTCATGCTTGCCGGCGACGGCTGCGTCGCCGAGCTTGGCCACCACTGCGGCCTTGCGGACGTCGGCATCGGTCTTGCCGCTGTAGTCGGCGTCGTGCACCGCCTTGGCCTTGGCGATCAGGTCGCCGCGCTGCTGGACGCGCTTGTCCAGGTCGGCGTCGCTGAGGACCTGGGCCTTCAGCGCATCGCGCTCGCCCTGCGCCTTCGCGATGTCCGCATCCTTGGCGGCGATGGTTGCCTGGTGGGTCGCCGCGACGGTACCGGCGGCCGTGTGGGCGTCCTGCAGCTGCTGCTGCAGCTTGCCGATGGCGGCGGCCGACGCGTCGGTGCACTCGACGGGCAGGCCGTCGACCACCACGATGCGGGTCTGCTGGTTGCTCATGTGGTTCTCCTGCGGTTGGGGATGGGCGCTCGGATCCGGTGCACCGGGGGTGCGCCCATCCCCGATGCGAAACTGGGAACCAGCCCGGCCACGGCGACACATGGCGAGGTGGTTGTTGCGGATGTTGATTTGCTTGGCCTGATAGGCCTCACCTTCGGGGGTTACGCCGTCCTCCCATACGATCTCGGCCGAGTAGCCTTGCGAGAGCTCTCGCTTGCCAGACTCCCAGTCGGAGATGGCCGCCTGGTCCATCAGCACCAGCGGGACGCGTACCCGGGTTTCGTCGTGCGAAACCTCGTCGCCGGTTTGCCCTACCGCGTACTTCTTCCAGTTGTCGGCGGTGACCATCTCCGGCGGGTGGTCGTTTGTCATGGGCCGATGCGCAAAGCTGCGCAGCGTGGCGTCGGAGAAGACCTCCTCCGGTGGCCGGTACACCTTGACCTTCAGCAGGTCAGGCCGTCCCAGCTCCTCACCCAGGTATTCCTGGATGCCGGTCCGGGCCACATACGCATCGGCCACGAGATAGCCGTCCGCAGTGCGGCGTGGAGCCGACACCGAGACACGATCAGTCAGGAACACCATGGTCAGTCCTCGCGGATCTCTTCGAAGATTTCCGGGCCCAGCACAATGCGGCCGCGGTAGGGATCGACCTCCGACAAGTCGACGGTCGCCTTCGTCAGGCTGATGTGCGGGGTGTAATCCGGGTAATCGTGCGACCCGCCCGCGCGGATGATGCTTTCGTGCCGCCAGCACAGCTGCGCCGACGCGAACAGGATCACCGCCGACATACCACCCAATGGCTCAACCGCGCGCGGGCCACCCTCGGGGATGACCAGCTCATCCTTGCCGCCGTTGCTCCATTCGTTGGCGTTGCCGGCCTTGATCCAGTCGAAGGCCTGGCGCGAGTAGGCGACGGTGACATGCAGGTCATCCTGCAGCTCTCCGATGCCCTGCTCCTTCGCCCAAGCAGTGATCTCGTCGGCATTCACCACCTGGCGGCTGACGTACAGCGACCGCGGCTGAGCGTCCGCCACTGGCGTTGCGGCGGCGCGCTGCTCGTCGTCATCCTCACCGCTGGGTTGCTGCGGGGTGGCCTTGCTGTACTCGAGCATCTCGGCCTCCAGTCCCGGTGCTACGCCGGCTTCCGTCAGCATGTTCACCGCTACCGTGGACATCACCTCATCCGGCAGCAGCCGCGTTTCGGAGATGGTCTTGATGGTTTCCGCAGTGGTCTTGCCAATGGCAGCGCGTTCGGTGTCGGTGGTCTGCCACAGGCTGCGCCAGTTGTAGAACACCTCAGCCGGCCTGCTGCCGAGCGCCGAACGGATCAGACATTCGTCCAGCACTTGCAGCGCCGGCTGCAGGACCAGCTCCTGGTTGCTGCTGATGCGGTCGTAGTAGTTCCGCAGGTCGCTCTCGCCGCTGGCGTTGAGGCCGCCCGGCGACTGGCCCAGCAGGCGGGTCATCGGGATGTCCGAAGCGCCAGAAACCAGCTGCATGAAGCCCATGAGCAGGTCGACCAGGCCACCGAACTGCGCCTGCTTCTGCTCGTATTCCTCCTCTGCGTCCAGCAGCAGCGCTCCATTGACCCCCTTCGCCATCGCCGCGAGGGTCAGGCGCTGCAGTACCTTCTGCTCATACTCCGGGTCGGCCAAGCTCGCCATGAATCTCGGGATCTTGATCACGTCGACCTTGGCCTCGAACACCAGGGACGCGATGTTTGCAGCGCTGGCATCGGCGTCCTTGATCGCCTTGCTGATCGCCAACAGGACCGAGTCGCCCCAACCGTTGCTGGTGTCCAGTTCCGGGTCGGGCTTCACCGCGCCCTGTAGGATCACCAATCGCGAGGGGTGAATCTGCAACTGCCCGGCGGTGCCGCTGCTCAGGGTGTAGTACGCCGGCCGGCCATAGCCAGGCGACTCGGGATCGCGGTCCAAGTCGCCCGCCTGGAGCACGCGCTTCGAAAGCACGTTCAGATGACGGATCCCGGCCTTCCCCAAGGACTCAGGTTTCAGCGGCAGCATCGGATCGGAGTGGCCGGTACCGATGTAGAGCGCGGCTCCGCCGGTGAGGCGCGCACGGATCAACGCTTCCAGCAGCTTCTGCTGCAGGCCCAGCCGCTTTTCCTCAGCCTCAATCGCGGTGATGTCCGCTTGATCTGCGCTCCAACCGCGCCACTTCCGGCAGCTGTCCATCGCTGGGATGTCGATCACCTTCCGGGCAAGCCAGGTGCCGCGGTAGGCATTGTCCGACTCCTGTTCCGACAGCGTCGGCACGCCGTAGAAGGTGGCAGCTGCCTTGTCGCGCGGCGTGCCTAGGTTGGCAACCAGGTTGACGAGGCCGTCCCTGATCTGTGCGATTTTGCCCATCAGAGTGCGTCCCCGAGGTTGTAGGTACTGCCGGTGACCAGTTCAGCGAATGCGCCTGACAGCGCGTCCACCTGGTCGTCGTGCTTGGCATTGGGGAATTCGGCGATCTCATCCAAGAACGCCGCCACCCATGGGCCATTCACCAGCTTGATGTTTCCGGCTTCGGCCTGGGCCTCGACCGGCGTTGCCCGGACCTCCTTGGATCCGGATTCCAGCGCCGCCTTTACGTCCCAGCCGGCGAGCAGCTTGATCTGGTGCGCGGCGTTGCTCTTGCCGGCTGCACCAGGGTCCTGTGGAATCCGGACCTTGATCGCCTTGCCGTCCTGCAGGGCGGTGTTCTTCAGCATCGTCTCCACGCCTGCGGGCGACTTCTGGTCACGCACCACGTCGAGCACGTAATAGACCCCGCCGACTTCGCCCAACAGCAGGCCGACGGTGTAGTCGGGGTCGCCCTTCTTTTTCTGCAGCTTCGGATCCGTTGCCGCGAAGTCCCAGCGGCGCACCTTCCGCGCTGCCAGGATGGCAGGCGCAGCCTCCACTACCTCGAACCAGTCCCGTTTGAACTTGCCGCCGTCGCGAGGCGTCGGCCGCTGCTGCTGCTGACCGGCAACCGCGTAACTCCCGAGGATCTTCTTGTCGCGCTCGACCACCTCGCGGGGGAAGCGCTCCGGGAACAGCAGCTCGCCGTCCTCGGTGCGCGGGTCCACGAAGCCGATGGACGTCCGGCATCGGCGCTCTGGCTCGAACTCCATCGGCAGCATCAGGTGCTCGTACCCGAGGCCGAGGTCCAGGATCTGCCCCGACACGTCCTTTTCGTGCAGGCGCTGCATGATGACCACGATGGCCGACGTGGCTGGATTGTTCAGTCGCGTTGGCACCGACTCACGGAAGATGCGCGTCGTCGTCGCGCGCTCCGCAGGGCTTTCCGCCGTCTCCGTCGAGTGCGGGTCATCGATGATGACGCGGTCGCCGCGGCCGCCGGTCAGGCTGGCAAACGCCATGCCCTCGCGGTTGCCCATCTTCGAATTGGCGAAAGACATCTCGCCCGATCGGTTCAGCTCGATTTCTGGCCAGAGACTGCTGAACCACTCCGACTGCACCAGGTCGCGCATGCGCCGGCTGTCGCGCTTGACGAACTTCTCCGCATAGGAGGTCGTCAGGTAGCGCATCGACGGCAGGCCGCGCGGTCCCCATTCCCATGCTGGCCAGAACACGCTGGCCACCAGTGATTTCATGGTCCCTGGCGGGATGTTGATCAGCAGCCGGGTGATTTGCCCGTCGGTGATCGCCTCCAGGTGCTGGCAAAGGACGTCGATGTGCCAGCCGTGCACGTACGGCTGCGCGGGTTCCAGAACGGGCCAGGCCTCCCGGATGAAGCCAGCCAGAGTGGTGCAGCGATGCCTGATTGCCTCGCCATCGCGGGCAAGGCGCTCGCGCTCAGCGTCAGCCGCCCTCCTCGCCCGCTCCGCCCGGATCTCCGCCAGCGTCGGCAAGCGGACCGAGGATCTGTTCAAGGCGGTCGAGTTCATGGTCTGAAAGCCTGCTCAGGTCGTAGGTGCCGATCGCGCCGCTGTGCTTGTGCTTCTCCACCAGCAAGCCGGCCAGCTTTCCCTTGCCCATCGTGGCCGTCACCGCTGCGCTGGCCTGTTTCTCCTTCAGCGCCAGCTTCCGGGCCTGCTCCAGCTCGGCCATGAGGGTATCGACGGTCACCTCGGCTTTTTTCGCCACCTTCTTCTGGCCGGCACGTACAGCGGCCACCACGCGCGCATCGGTCAGTAAGCGTGACCCCTGCTGCCGGGCCGTGCTCTCGCTGTAGCCGGCGCGGACGGCCGCCTGCGTGCCGTTGTGGTCCTGCAGGTATTCCTGGACGAACCGCTGCTGCTTCGGCGTCAGCGGCTGCGTCTGAGTGGGTTTGGGCTTGGCCATAGTCTGGGGCGGAAAATCCGCAAGTAGTTTGGTCCCGCTCGGAAGTCAACGATGGGAACGTCTGCAGTTCGACCAGCCCTCCGCTGTCAACCTGTAAAGCACGAGGCTGTGTCGAACGGGCGAACTCAAATAGTCGGGAAACCGACCAGAACCCCGTGCCACCTTGCCACCAGCCCCAACGGAACTAGCTCAAATGGCCGAAGCTCTCTGGAACCTTGTCGCGGCTCTCGCTGTCGCCGTCGCTCCCATCATCCTTACGGAGTACTTCCGGCGGAGGCGTTGCCAGATCGGTCGGCGGCGATCACGGCTTGGCAGGCGCGGACGTGGTCGTCGGCGTCGCGCCCGATTTGAACAAGAGCGCCCGCGACCTCTGCTCGTAGCTCGGCGGCCTGGCCACGTTCGACGGCGCCGGCGGTAGCTTCGGACAGGCGAGCGGTATTGCAGGTAGCGAGGTCGTCGCGCAGCTGGAGGTTGCCAGTGCGCAGGTCAGCCACAACAGCAGCAGGGACGGCCTCGGCCGCAGTGCGGTTTTCTTCATGCTTGGCTCCGATCGTGGCCAGCGCTTCGGCCTGGTCGTGCTCGGTGGCACGGGTCTGGTTGACATGCTGCAACTGGGCGACGTTGGCGCTGGCCCGCTGCTTGGCTTCGCTGCCATCGGCACGATCGCCGCGCCAGGCCCAGCCAGCGCCGAATGCAGCTGCAGACCAGACGATGAAGACCAGCACCGCAATGGCTGCCCGGTTCATCCGGTCACCATGTGCAGCCAGGGTTTGATCAGGCCCCACAGCAGTGGGACCAGCCAATAGAGGATGCCCGTCAAGGCTGCGCCGGCAAGCATCGCCAACACGATGCCCGCAGCGAACACGTTCCCGAGTCCGTCGTACATATCAGCCTCCCGACCTACGGGTCATCCCGAAGAAATAGCCGATCACCATGCCGGTAGCGTTGTTCAGGCCGCCTACCAGCATCCCGAAGGAATCCTTGTTCTCGGCGGGGATGGCCACCGCAACCAGCGCGGCCATGGCCAGGCCGAGCATGGTCAGCACCAGCACGGCGATGCCGACGCGTGCGGCGCCGATGTTGCGGGTCGCGAAGGTCATGCGGCACCTGCCAGTGAGTGGATTTCCTCCAGCGCCCAGTGATAGAGCGGCTGGTCGATGATGGTCACGCGCGTGAGGCGCTTGCCGCGCACCACCTTCACCGCCACCTGCGTCGACTGCTGGACCGCCAGCAGCACAAAGGCGATCCGCTGCTTGGTCGGGTCCGGTTCCTGCAGCACTGCGAGCGCGTCGCTCACCATCTCGCGGATGGCGGTCAGCAGCTCTGCGGTGGGGTTCTTGGCCTTGCGGCTTTCCAGCACCACCAGCACGCCCTGCAGTTGGCTGACCGGCGAGAGCTTGGCCGCCTTGGCCTTGGCCGCCGGCATCAGTTGTCCTTGGCGGCGTACCGCAGGTTGCCGGCCACGCGCCGGGTCCAGCCTCGCCCGAAGGCGTCGAACGTGCTCAGCTTGGCGTAGAACTCCAGGCGCTCGGCGTTGAACAGCAGAACCAGGTCAGCGGGATCAGCTGCAGCCACCGCGGCCAGGGTACGGGGTCCGACGATCCCGTCGTCCGCCACGCCGGCAGCACGCTGGATCCAGCGGACCGAGTTGCTGATGCCATGATTCACCGCAGCGTCCAGCGCCTGGAAGGCGAAGGCCTTCGGCAGCTGGTCGCCGCTCACCCGCTGCCAGAAGTCGCGGCGGTAGATGGCCACGGCGTTCGCCCGGGTCAGCGCCCGGATGTTGAGCTTCGGATAGGACCGTTTGCTGATGCCCCACTGGGTCTCGCCGCCCGGGTCACGTGGGTCGTTGACGTAGCCGCCCTCATGGGCCAGCACTCGGTCGATGATCTGGTCGAACTGGCTCATAGGGGTTATCCAAAAAGGTGCCCGCCCCGCTACCGGCTGGTGCGCGTGGATGTGGTTGGTCCGGGGGGCTGCGGGCGTAGGTGGTGGGATGACGTGGAGTCGAACCACGCGAGTCGGAGACGCCGGATTTACAGTCCGGCCCAGCGCCCATCTGGCAACTCATCCCGATGTAGGGCCGATCACCACCGCTGCCTAGGCGCTGCCCGGCCTCCAAGAGCCGTGCGCAGACCGCCCGCCTGCGTTGACGCCAGCCCCAATCGCCTCACGGCGAGCGGAGGGGAATTCGGCGCGGTGGTTGACCGGTGTTCTGGGTCCCGGAAACGCAAAAGCCCCAGCGCGGGGCTGGGGCTTCAGGGACAATTCTTGACAGTTGCAGAATTAGGTCACTTCCGTGTGCAACTTGTCAATAGGCATCGACAAAGGTAATAGGTGTGCTCAACCACGGAAAGGAGACGTCGATGTTTGTTCTGTTTGCTGGCCACATGATCCGAGTCGACCACGTTTCAGCAATCTCAGTACCGCTGGACACCGGTGCCGAAGGTAACTCCAGCCGCTATCGCGTTACGGTCTATCTGCTCGGAGGGTTCAAGGTGGAAGGCCACTTCGCAGAGGAAGGCGAAGCCCACAAGCACTACGTCGCGTTCAAAGGGGCAGTAGGCGCCTAAGCAACCATAGCGCCGGTCATCCAATCAACCCCGCGCTGCAACTCCCGGCGGTACTGCCAGACCGAAAGCGTACCGCCGTACTTCTCCGCCACCATGCGAGCCTTGACCGCCTGGCTGGCAGACACCGTAAATTCGGTTCGGACGATCAAAGCCCGAAGTGGGTGCTGGCGCTCCATCGAGGCCAGCGCCCGATCAACCCACCGCAGTTCGTCGGGAACACCTACATCCACCGCGATCTCGGGATTGTCGTGCGGGTGGTCAGCGTCGTTGGAGGCCCGGATAGGGTCGACCGCCCACATTGGCAGCATCGCCATCCCCTTCACGCCGCTGCGCTCCGCCATGAAGCGCCGGCGTTCGGCGCCATCGCGCCCGACCAGATCCTGCAGCGCCCGCTCCCTGGTCAAAGGAGCATGGTCGCGGACCTTGTCCAGCACGTGGACGCTGCGGTCGGCGCGGCTCAGGGCGAACCGATTTACCTGGGCGTGACCCCAGCGGCGCAGTTCTTCGGTCAGCGGATCAGTGTTGCGCATCGCGCATGCCCTCCAGTACGGCGTCATCGAATTGGAAAACCGGCAGCTGTCTGTCGGTGTCGCAGGTGCCGGCCCGCTCGGGCCAGCCCTTGCAGTGAAATCCAGCGGCGCCGTCGGCGCGGAACTGGCAGACCGAGCAGCGGCCGTGCTTCTGGACGTAGGACCGGTAGCGCTTCTGCATACGCAGCTCCGCCCCGGTCATGCGGCGGCCTGGCCCATGGCCAGTTGGTGTTCGGCCCAGAGCGCGATCAGGAGGGCATCGGCGCGGCCGTTGTCCTTTTTCCGCTGCAGCTGAAACGCAGCAGCCGGAAAGCGCTGGATCGCCAGCAGCCGAGCCGCGTCCTTGTCCTGGCCGATCAGGCCGAATCGACGCTTCCACACTGCCGGGATTGCGCGCAGGTACGGCACGCCCATGACCTGCAGCACCGCGCGGGCCTGGCCGTAGCTGTCGCCGAAACGAAAGGCGCTGGTGCCGCCGTCACCCGGCCGCGCGCCCACTTTCTCCAGCGCGGCATGCAGCTCGGCACCGGGATGGGCCTCGCGCTGGGCACGGATGAAGCTGGCCACCGCGCGCGCGTCGACTTCCTTCCAGCCATCCACATCACGGGTGGGCATGTCCAGAATCGGGCCGGGCACGCCGTCGATCAGGGTGGCAACCGCCCCGGACAGGCCAGGGTCGATGCCAAAGGTCAGGCGGCTGGTCGCCATGAGGTCTTCTCCAGGTGCTGTTCGATCAGGGTGTTCTGCAGGTCTAGCAGGTAGTCGTCGGTCCCAACCTCTTGGCGGAACTTGCGCGGCTGCCGGGCGTAGGACGGCCCGAACAGTTCCTCGCAGCGGGCTGCCGACATCCCACCGAACGGCTCACCGCGATGGGACCACGGGTTCAGGCCGATGGTGAAGTCGTGCCCTCGCCGCTTCTGACCGTGCTTCCCGCCGACGGTCAGGTGGTGCTCCTCGGCCGGTACCGGATCCTCTCCCAGCCTGATTCCCAAGCTGTAGGCCACGATGCAACCGATGTCTTTGATGGCATCGAGCCTGGACGTTTGGGCCTTGGTCTTGTTGCTCGTTGAGCGGCCGCGCTTCATGCTTGCCCCCAACAAACAAGGGGATAGGCATGGATTGCGAATTTATTGGTTGGTGTGCTCTTTCGGCTAGCGAGCAGGCCGCATGGATTCAGGCCGTAGGCTCGATCCTGGCGATATCTGCTGCTGTCTGGGTGCCGAGCAGAATTGCCTCCAAGGAGCACGATCGCTTGGAAAGCGAACGCCGATACAAGGCTCGCAGTTTGGCCTTCGTCCTGAAGCCGCTGGTTGCCGAGATGATTTCCGGTGCCGGCACAGCTGCATATAGGTGGAACCGGGGGTACACAGAATTCGACGACGACGCAATGACGGAGGGATTGGTCGTTCCAAAAGCGCTCAATGATCGCCTCTTGGATATGCACGTTCTCGGTGAAGCTGGAAAGTCCATCCAGGAGGCGATTGTTGCCATTCAGCAGCTGCGGATCGCCATATTCTCCGACTACTCCTACTTGAGATACGGCGGAGTCTACGATGACCACGATACTGGCGAGCAGTTTGAAATGGACGAACCAGATGATGTGTCTGAAGTGATCAGCGAAACTCAGACAACGCTGGGAATTGCCTTGGCAGAACTGAATTCGATACTCGGTCAGTAGTCCGCTCACGCCGCCCTCCCCTGCTGACGGCCATTGACCATCCGCCAGTAGTCCCCGCGCACGTCGTCCAGCATGACGTGCGCGTAGTGGTCACCGATCCAGGCGGTGATTCCCTTGAAGAAGGCGGCGAAGTCCTCCTCCCCCATCGAATCGAAGGCCAGGGACTGGGCTACCTTCACCGGAATGGTCCGGATCTCCGGCAGCACGCCCGACAGAACCTTCCGAGCGCCGGCGCCCAGCACGGTCTCTGCCGCGTCCAGCAGCGCCTTTACGACCGGGCTGGCGTCCATCTCCACCATCTCGCAGCAGATGCCCGACTCCAGCTGCACCTGCTTCAGCGCGGCGTGCGCGTCCAGGTCACGGAACGCCTCGACGTTGTCGACCAGCAGGTGGCCGATAACGTGGGCCAGCCGGTGGAACGCGGCATTGCGCGAGGCCTTGATCTCCAGCCGGTACTCATGGCCGACACGGTAGCCGCGGTCCTTGGCCAGCCGCCGGTCGATGTCGTTGCTGGGGGCGAAGGCGCCCAGCTCCTCGCCAGTGGCCGGATCAACTAGGCGCATGCAGGTGGCGTATATGGGCCGGCTGGCCCGTTTCGCGCGGATCTTCCGGGCTGCTGCTGTCATCGCGGTCATGCGTCATTTCCTGCGGCCATCTCGCGGCGGCTGCGCCGGCGGCGCCCCGGCGAAGGAACGTCGAAGTCATCGTCGCCACCGCCGGCAGTGGCCACGCCCTTGAGGCTGTAATTGGGCCGGGGGCCGGTGTAGTCATCGAACGCACTGCACTGCAGCCGATGCTGCAGGTAGCAGGTGCCGGTCTCGCCTTGGCGGTTCTTCGCTACGATCAGTTCGGAGATCCCCGGCGCGCCGCTGGTCTCCTTGCTGTAGTAGTCGTCGCGGTAGAGGAACGCGATAACGTCGGCGTCCTGCTCAATGGCACCAGACTCACGCAGGTCGGCCATGCCCGGCCGCTTGTCGGTCTTCGCTTCCACGCTGCGGTTGAGCTGCGACAGCGCCATCACCGGGCAGTGCAGCTCCTTGGCAAGGCCCTTCAGCCTGCGCGAGATGTACGACACCTCGTCGTTCCGATTCTCCGACTTGGCCTTGCCGGTCAGCAGCTGCAGGTAGTCCACGACGATCAAACCTAGGCCGCCCGGCACCTTGGCGTGCATGCGTGAGGCACGCGCTGCCAGGGCGTCGACCGATAGCGTGCCGCAGTCGTCGATCGCCAGCGGCAGCGACTGGATGTAGTTGCGGGCCTGCGAGAGCCGCGCCCATTCGTCGTTGTTCAGCGCACCCTTCTCACGCATGCGGTTGAGGTCGACCCCGGCGTGCGCCGCCATGAGGCGCAGGCTCCACTGCGAGGCCGACATTTCCAGGCTGAAGGCAGCAACGTTTCTGCCGCCGGCGGCTGCATCCTCGGCCCAGTTCAGGGCATGCGCGGTCTTGCCCATGGACGGACGCGCACCGAGCACCATCAGGTCGGTCGGCTCCAGGTACGGGATCTTCCGGCGCACGCTGCTCCATTTCGGAACCAAGCCCTGGGTGCCTTCTCCATGGAAGCGGGCTTCCATTTCGTCCCATGCCTTATGGACGCCGCTGCGGACCATCACCAAGCCACCGTTGCCGCTCGACTTCACCGTCAGGCTGGCCAGCTTCGTCGCGGAGGCCGACACAACCTCCTCCGCCTCGTCGTCGCTGGCGCCATAGGCGCTGTCGGCGATGTCAGTGGTGGTCTCGATCAGCTGCCGCAGCAGCGCCTTGTTGCGCACGATCTCGGCATAGGCGCGGACGTTGGCCGCCGACGGCGTGCTGCCAGCCAGTTCGTAGACGGTCGATACCAGGTCATTGGCTCCGATCTCCACATTGGCCGTGATCCAGTCACCCACGGTGACCACGTCGATCTCGCGCTTCAGGTCGGCCACGGCGCAGATGCCCTGATAGATCAGCTGGTGTTCGCGGCGGTAGAAGTCTTCTGCGGCCAGCTGGTCGCGGACCTGGGCCAGCGATTCGCCCACCAGCAGCAGCGCGCCGAGGACCGACTGTTCGGCCGGCACCGAATGCGGCGGCACGCGCAGCTGGGCGACGTTGTCCAGGTAGTCGGGCACGGCGTTCACGCAGCCTGATCCTGCAGGGCCAACTGGTCCTGCCGCTCACGTTCGCGCTCGGCATCGCGCTCCCGCTTCACCTGCACGCCAGCCGTCGTCAGCTCGCAGCCGCCGCCGTTCGGGCACCACCACAGCTTGAACCAGTTCCGGCGCACGGCATCGCGGAAGTGGGCACGCCAGTCCTTCTGCTGGTTGCCGCTGTCCCGGTGCTTGATGGCGAACTCGCGCCAGGCCAGCGCCACGAACTCGCGCGGAATGCCAGCGTCCTCGGCGAAGTCGAAGATCGGGTCATCGGTGCGTATCGGGCGTTCGCCGGCAGCGCGGCAGGTCTCGATGAAGGCGTTGAAGGTGACCCTTTCCCGCTTCGGCCTGCTGCGCTTGCCCTGAGCAGATTTCCCACCGTCTACCCCACCGGCGGTAGCCGGGGGGGTATGGGGGGGCTTTTCTCCTTTTCCCTTCCCTTCCTCTCCCCTCCCCTCCACTCCGGGGGGGGAGGACTCGTCGAGCCCTCGACGATCCTCGTTCGAGAATGCCGGATGCTTGTAGGTCGGACGGTCAATTTTCTGGTGCTTCTTCCACCCTGTGACGTGCAGATACTGCTTGTCACCGTTGCTATAGAAGGCGATCAGGGAATTCGACGACAGCTCGTCGAGCATTCCCTGAACATCCGTCGAGGAGATATCGTCACCGGGGAAGATTTCAGCCTTCACGGTCTTGGCGCTCGCGACGTGATTGCCGCCGTCGTCGCAGAAATTCCAGAGACCAATGAAGAGCAGCCGAGCCATCGGCGAGCATTCCATGACCTGCTCGCTGGACCAGAATTCGGGTTTGATAGAGCGAATGCGGGCCATTACAGCTTCCCCAGGAGATCGCCAGGCACATTGCCTGCGCGCAGGGCCTCAGCCCTTGCCTGTTCCTCGGCACACCGGCTACGGTGCTCCGCACGCTCGGCCTCGGTCATGGGCTCGCTGCTCGCGATCACGTCTAGGCAGCACTGCAGCTGTCGCAGCGAGTCGGGCCGTGCTTTCATGGGATGTCCTCCGTTTCGGGTGGACACCCACCCTATGGCATGCCGGCGGCGACGCTGCACGCTAACTGCCGCGATCTGACCCGGGGTTACGCTCATACCCCACCCCGCTCCGCCGCTGCCTCTGCGTGCTGGCTGACCTGCACCAGCGCGGCCATGACCTGCTGGCAGGCACGCGCGATTGCGTCGGCTTCATTCTGCGTGATGCGGTTATCGGCCATCGCCTCCGAGATCAGCTCCGCGAGATCGCCTTTCGCGGCGGCAGCCGACAGCAATGCAGTGATCAGGTTGCCGGACTGGGGCGCATCGACGCGCTGAGCGATGAAGCCGTGTTCTGCGCATAGCGCATGCAGGATCCGGTAATCACCGGTCCTACCCATCAGCGTGTCCGCTTCCTGCAGGCTCAGCAGGTTGCGATCGGTGTTCGGGTTGACCTTGCCGCGCAGCGTGGCGGCCGACATGCCCATCCTGGGCGCCAGGGCCTCACTGCCGCCCGGGTACTGGTGGACGGTGTCGTAGGCGGCATCAGTGACATTCATGGGCGGGTTACTCGATTGGAGACGGGGCGGCGACGGCGGCGCACTATCTGCGCCATGGACGAAATCAACTCAGGGAAGAAAGGGGCCGCTTTCCAGCACCAGATCGGCGGCTACCACACGCACAGGGACGTTGAAGAGGGGCATGAAACGGGTGCGCACGCTGAAATCCGCCTGGTCGGCGGTGGTGCCCGTCTGCCGGTAGCATTGAGGGTGCGACCCACCCAACCTACCGGAGACGGACATATGAACTGGATCCCGATGCTCGGAACGGCGAGCCTCGGCATCGCCGGGCTGCTGCTGCCCTTGGCAATGAACAAGCCTCGGGTTTGCATCCGAGTGGCCGATTTCTTCAAGCCCCTCTGCCTTGGTGCAACCTTTGCTGGCTCGTTCGCCTTGATCGGTCTGGTAACCGCAAGGGCTGTCGTCCTTGGCTCGATCAAGGACAACCAAACCGCCCTCTCCGTAGGAGGAGCGGCTGCTGTCGACGCCGTACGTACGAGCCTGGATTCGGGCGTCTTCTACTGGCTCGGTTACGCGGTAGCGCCGATGGTCATGTTCGGAATTCTTGTCGCCGCAGATCGGCTTTCCCACATGATCCTGCGCGACGCTGCCAACCGCGACACCGCCGAAAAAGGTAGTCATGGCGAGGAATAGCGCCACGGCTTGGTCAGAGCGCCGATCCAGTGCCATCTCAGGCGGCCTCCTGCTGGTCATCGTTGGCGGCCGGGGGCCAGATATCCGGGCGCAGCTCCGTCAGGGAGACAGCACCCTCGCTTTGCACGTGGAGCTGGCGAACGAGCCCACCATCGAAGCGCTGGCCTTTGCTCAAGGCCTTGCGCAGGTAGCCGATGGAAGTGCCGGCACGCTTGGCGTATTCCGCCTGGTCAGCCGGGCTCAACGTCGAAAGGTAAGTGCGAAGGGTGTCCATGCGTCGGAGATTACCATATGGTAATTGCCAGTCAACACCGTTTGGTAAATTACCCCTCGGTAACTGAAACTTCGGGTATGAAAGCCGACACCCCGATAGTTGCCACCCGCCGTCGCCGCCTGCGTGAGTGGATCGACACGCACCATCGCGGTAGCCAAGCCGCGTTCGTCATGGCCACGACCATCAATCAAGGCGAACTGTCGGGCCTTCTGAAGGACAAATCCTTCGGCGAGAAGAAGGCTGCAGCGATTGAGGCATCGGCCAACATGCCTGCGGGCTACCTATCTGGGTTGGATGGGGGAAAAGTAGCTGTCGCAGTTCCTGCGATGCAGTCTGACTACGTTCGCGTCGAACAAATCGACGCGGAGGCGCAGATGGGAACCATGGGGCGTGTGAACGAGGATTTCCCGGAAGTTATCAAAGCGATGGACTTCGCCCCTGCCTACATCAGGTCGGTCGTAGGATTCATGCCGCCGCCAGGGCGATTGAAGTTGGTGACAGGTGTGGGCGACTCGATGGCGCCGAAGATCAGGCCAGGCGAAATGGTGCTGGTCGACACTGGCTGCAACGAGTTTGTGGGGGACGGCCTCTATCTGATCAATACGGGCTATGGCCAGCAGATCAAAGCACTGCAGGCACAGCCAGATGGGCTCTGGGCGCGCAGCTCCGATCAGACTCTCTATCCGCCGTTCCGCCTCACCGATGAAGCGATTATCGGTGGCAGGGTCTACTTGATCCAGCGCCTGGAACGCGTCGCCTAAACCTCTGTGACGCGACCATGGAGCGGGTTCTACTTCCGCTCCATCGTCGGGCGACCGCCAGCTGGCCAGAGAATTCTGTAGGCAAGCTCGTCGCCAGCCGCGACAGTCACATTCTGGAACGTTGAGACGTTCTGACAGAGGCCTCCGCCAGCCTCAAGTTTGAGGAAATACGAGCCGGGCACTACGTGCATGCTTGCCGATTCGCCTGGCTTCAGCGCAACGACCTTCTGGTCATTTATCAGGATGTCGAACGAGCAACCTCCGCCTGCGAACCCTTTGTCGCGGGTGACGTTGATGGTGGCCGACCGTTCGGCACTGCCGTTGAGGTAGCTGGCGTCGTACACCCTGCTGGCTGACACAGCCTTGGCGGTTCCAGGGGTGACTGGCGTCGAGGAACACCCTGCGACTAGCACTGCAACGCATCCCAAAGCTGCAACCTTCTTCATATGGCCTCCCCGTAAGGCTTCGAGTCTACCGGAACCCAGTGCCGCCCTTCCCGCCGGCGACATCGCAGAGCCGCAAGCTGAAAAGATTTACCATTTGGCATTGACAAGGCATTACCGTCTGGTAATTTGTCAGCCGTCGACCAGCACCGTGCTGGACCGCCGGAGCCCCAGATGGACCACACCGCCCACAATTCAGATGTCCGCCGCGCCCAGGCAACTTGGGAGAACCGCGAGGATCCGGGCATCGCCGCCGCAGCCGCCGTGGACAGCACTGCACTGGAAGCCCTCCGCGCCGCGCCGTCCATGCTGGAACAGACCTTCGGCTACCAGTCGCCCGCCTTCTGGGCCAAGGCCGCACGCCTCCTGGACGCCCACCAAGACACCGCCTTCGCTGCACTGATCCGCGAGTCTCGCGACGCCTACGTCAACGACGAGGTCGAGGACGCGGCCGACGACAAAGGCCTATCCGCTAACGGTGCCATCGACCATCTCTTGGCGGGGATGGCGGCATGAGCGCCCCTGTCGATGCGTTGCGGGTACTGGATGAGCTGATTCTGCTCAACACCGTGGTTGCGTCTCTCGATTCCGACTACACGGGACCATCTGAGGCGAGCGCAGCCGAGGCCCGCGCCTCGTTCGCTGAGCTGATCGCCGCAGATTCGGAATACGACCGAGCCCGGGCGGCATGGCTCGCAGATCACACCAAACAAAACGAATTTCTCGCGGCGCGCGAAGCGTTGACGCGCCGTGCTGCTGCCCTTGCCCGCGTCAAAGGAGAAACCGAATGAACACCAACGTTCGCCAGATCCGCGAGTTCCAGGCCGTACGCGATGCGATCGCCTGCACCGGCCTGAGCCCGGCGCCGCTGTTCCGCCGTCTCAACGCCGAGCAGCGCCGCGGCAACCGGGGCCTGTCGGTAGTGGACAACGCGCTGCGCCTGCGCCGCCAGTTCCGCGATGAGTTCTCCAACCAGCCTGGCCCGGAGGCCGCATGAGCGACAGGACGTCCCAGTTCGAGGATCTGCTGAAGGCGGAGACCACCCGCATGTCGGTCGAGTTCATGGCCTATGGCGCGGTGATCGGCTTCATCGTTGGCGCTGCTGCCGTGCTGATCTTCCAGGACATGTTGCTGGCGGTAATGTCGTGAGCCGCCGCCTCAGCTACATCCTCGCGCCGGTTTTCATGTGGTCGCTGATCTGCGGCTTCGGCGCCGCCGGCGCGTTGCTTGCCGTGGTGCACGGCAACTACCTCTCGCTGCTGATGGCCCGCGCGGTGCTGGCCGGCGCCGTCTATCAGACGGCCCTGGAATGGTTCCGTGCCGAGAAGGCGCTGGCCGAACGCCGCAGCGGCATCCAGTCCCTGACCTCCGCCATACCGGTACCGGCGGAAGACCTGCAGTAACCCACTGCCGGCCCGGCCGGCTCAACCGACGAGGTCCACATGTTCCACCTGAAGAACAACCCGGCGGCCGTCTCCAACGTGAACCTGCGCATCGAGAAGCACGGCGATGAGCGGCACCTGGCGGTCGACCTTTCCATCACCACCAGCACCAGCAACTTGGTGCTGGACCACTTCGACAAGGAACTGCGCAAGGCGCTGTTCCGCAAGCCGGGCAAGGGTGAGCAGCAGTCGCTGCCGACCATCGGCGACCACCTGACCGAGATCAAGATCCCGAGCCTGGAGCCCATCAAGGTGGGCCACGAATTCAAGGGCTTCGAACTGCAGATCGACGGCGAACTGGACAGCACGCAGCCGATCTTCCTGGTGGACGTGAAGCTGAAGAAGTTCGTCATCGCCCCGAAGGAAGGCGGCAGCGTGGAGCTGTCGTTCAAGGCCTCGGCCAGCGTCACGCCGGATGAAGTCGCCGAGCTGACCGAAGCGCTGATCCGCGAAAACGTGGTCCTGACCCTGCAGCCCGGGCAGGCCAACGAATCCACGCAGCAGGAAGACCTCGCTGCCTGACCCCCGCCCTGCGCTTCCCCCCTGTGGCGCATGGCTGACAGCCCGGAAAGACGGGCAACCCTCTACCCGCCCTGGAGCACAACATGACCAGCACCACCCCGGCCCCTGGCCGCATCCAGCTGTTCGACGTGGACAGCTCGCAGATCCACAGCATCGGCCACGACGCCGCAACCAACACCCTCGCCATCTGCTTCAAGCGCGGCAGTGGCGCAGCGCGCGGCCCGGGCTCGGTCTACCACTACGCCAACTTCAGCGCCGAGGAGTTCCAGGCGTTCAAGGACGCCGAATCCATCGGCAAGCACTTCGGCGCGTACATCAAGCCGTTCCCGGAGAAGTACCCGTACCACAAGGTCGCCGAGCAGCAGCAGGCCGCCTGACATAACCCAGACGGCGGGGCTGCTGCAGCAGCGGGCCGCGCGGGAGACGTAACCCGCCCCAGCGAAAGCTCATGGGTCAACGAGTGGTGCGGATGCAACGCCGCTGACAGCCGGGAAAGACCGGCATCCATCCGAATGCAGCCCCACCGTATCAGGTTGAAGACCAACCCCACGATGGGCACCGACGACGCGGCAGCACTGGCAAGGCACTGGCGGGCAGCACCAGCCGCTATCTGAGGACCAGGCGAGGGGCTGCAGCCGGATGGATCGCAACACCAACCCACAACGCCGGCAGCCCCCGGCAGGAGATACAGCCCCATGAACGCCCAGGTACAGGAAGGCCAGCTCGTCCCCGAGGAGGGCATGGCCGCGATGATCAACCGCTCGGAGATCGAGCAGCAGATCAGCACCGCCCGCCGCTTCCCCCGCTCGCTGAAGAAGTTCCGCGACGAAGCCATCCAGATGGTCACGCTGAGCCAGAGCATCGCTGAGCAGTGCGTCTATGCGCTGCCGCGCGACGGCAAGACCATCGAAGGCCCTTCCGCCCGCTTCGCCGAGGTGATTGCGTCTGCATGGGGTAACAACCGCGCCGGCGCCCGCGTCATCGATGACAAGGGCGAGTTCATCATCGCCCAGGGCGTCTTCCACGACCTGGAGCGGAACGTCGCCATCACCTACGAGGTGCAGCGCCGGATTGTGGACCGGCAGGGCCGCCGCTTCAAGCCCGACATGATCGGCGTGACTGCCAATGCCGCCTGCTCGATCGCACTGCGCAACGCGGTGCTGAAGGGAGTGCCCAAGGCCTTCTGGGAGGACATGTACGTCGAGGCACGGAAGGTGATCATGGGCGACATCAAGACGCTGGCCAATCGCCGCGCCGATGCCCTCGCCCACTTCCAGCGCTTCGGCGTCACGGCCGAGCAGGTCTGCGCGAAGTTGGGCGTGGCCGGCGTCGAGGACATCGGTCTGGAACACCTGGTCCTGCTGCGCGGCATCGTCACCGCAATCAAGGAAGGCGACACCACGCCGGAAGATGCCTTCGCCGCCGAAGGCGTGCCCGCAGTCCAGAAGAAGACGCTGACGGCCTACACCGATGACGCGTTCGCCGCAGCCCTGCCGCAATGGGAGGCCGCCATCAAGGCCGGCAAGAAGACGCCCGAGGCCATCATCACGATGGCGCAGACAAAGGGCACGCTCAACGAAGCGCAGAAGAAGCAGATCCTCGACCTGGCCCAGAAGCCTGAAAGCGCGCAGCAGGCCGACACGGCTGTCGCTGAGGAGGTGGCGGAATGATCACCGTCGAACTGATCCAAGGCACCCCGGAATGGCATGCCCACCGCGCCGGCCACTTCAATGCCAGCGATGCGCCAGCAATGATGGGCTGCAGCCCTTACAAGACCCGCAGCCAGCTGCTGCGCGAGTTCGCCACCGGCGCGAGCATCGAGCACGACCCGGCCACGCTGCAGCGTTTTGCCGATGGGCACCGCTTCGAAGACCTGGCCCGGCCGCTGGCCGAGAAGATCATTGGCGAGGAGTTGTATCCCTGCGTCGGCGTCGACGGCAAGTACTCGGCCAGCTTCGACGGACTGACCCTGTTGGAAGACAAGGCTTTTGAGCACAAGTCGCTCAACGACGACCTGCGGCTGGCCATGCCAGTCGATGGCGCCGACGCCTGCCTGCCACTGCACTACCAGGTGCAGATGGAGCACCAGGCCATGGTCAGCGGCGCCGAGCGCGTGCTGTTCATGGCATCGAAGTGGAACGGCGACGAACTGGTCGAGGAGCGCCACTGCTGGTACACCCCGAATCCCGAACTGCGCGCCAAGATCGTGGCCGGCTGGGCGCAGTTCGAGGCTGACGTTGCCGCCTACGAGCCCGCGCCGGCAGCAGAGCCTGTCGCCGCCGGCCGCGCGCCGGACCAGATGCCGGCCCTGCGCATCCAAGTAACCGGCATGGTCACCGCGTCGAATCTGGCCGAGTGGAAGGAACAGGCTATCGCCGTGTTCGAGGGCATCAGCACCGAGTTGGTCAGCGACCAGGACTTCGCTGATGCCGAAAAGACCGTGAAGTGGTGCGGTGACATCGAGGACCAGCTGAAGGCGGCAAAGCAGCACGCGCTCAGCCAGACCCAGAGCATCGACCTGCTGTTCCGCACGATCGATGCCATCGCCGAGGAAGCCCGTTCGAAGCGCTTGGCGCTCGAGAAGCGCGTCAAGACCCGCAAGGACGAGCGCCGCACCGAGATCGGCAACGCCGCCCGCCGCGCGGTGCAGCAGCACGTGCTGGCCATCAATGAGACGCTGGGCGAGCACGCCATCCCGATGCCGGCCACGCTGATTGTCGATATCGGCGACGCGATGAAGGGCAAACGCTCGTTCGCCAGCATGCAGGAAGCGGTGGACACGGTGACTGCCAACGCCAAGGTCGATGCCAGTCAGTCGGCTGAGCGGATCCGCGCCAACATCCGCGTGATGGAAATGGAGGTCGGCACCCATGCCGCCCTGTTCCCCGATCGCGTGCAGCTGTGCTCCACGAAGTCGGCAGAAGATCTGCGCAACCTGATGGCGGCGCGCATCTCCCAGCACCAGCAGGCGGAGCAGGATCGCCTGGACGCCGAGCGCGAGAAGATCCGCAAGGAAGAGGAGGCCCGTGCGCAGAAGAAGGCAGCCGACGACGCGGCCGCTGCTGCAGCTGAGCAGTCCACCCAGGCAGCTCAGGCGGTAGAACCGCAAGCGCCGGCAGCGGCACCGATGCGCACCGCGCCGACGGCCGTGGCCAGCGCCCCGGCAGCGAGCGCAACGCCGCGTGCGGTGGTCAAGATCAAGCTCGGCCAGGTCGTAGACCTGATCGCCCCGCTGAAGATCGACGCCGAAGGCCTGCGCCAGCTGGGTTTCGAGCCGGTCTCCACCGAACGCGGCTCGAAGCTGTACGACGCCAGCCAGATCGATGCCATGCGCGGCGCCATGATCCGCCACCTGCAGCAGCCGCTGCCCGATACCTACGCGCAGGCCGCGTGATGGAGTTCTGGCGCACCAGCGAACTGCGGGCGCTGCGCCTGATGGAGGGCCGCGACGCGATGACCGTTGCGGCCGCCCTGGGGCGCTCGCCCCGCGCGGTCCAGGACATGGCGCGCTGCCAGGGAATGCCGGTACCGCCCCAGCCTCACGCCCGGTACTGGCCGGCCACCACCAAACGCCGCGCCCGGCAGCTCCGGGCCAGCGGCAACACCGTCAACCAGATCAGCGCCGCGCTGGGTGTCCCGTTCGGGACGGTGCGCCGCTGGATCTACGAAGGAGCAGCAGCATGACCAGCATTCACGTGAAGCCAGTCTTCAGCGGCGCCACTGATCGCGAGAAGGAGCAGGACCGGCAGAAACTGGCCAGCGACCTGGCTCGCTTCGAGGCCGCCGGCGGCAAGGTCCAAGTCCTGGGCAACAGTGGCATCGACAAGGCCACGATCAGCCGTCGGCAGGTGGTCGAGGGTGGGCGCGATCGCCGTGCGGGCAAGAAGGCGGCGAGCGTATGAGCCGCCACATCGCCCGCCGCGCCCCCAAGGAAACTATCGGCTTTGCCTGGGGCCGATTCCCGACCGTCGACGGCAGCGCCATCACATGGCGCCTGTACCGCCGCGACCACCGCCGTGCGCTGCACATGCACGTGCTGACGTTCTTCGCCCATGACGATCGTACGGTTATCGCCGCCCACCTGCGCCGCGCGCGCCGCTACCTGCGCGACAAGGTGGACGAAATCGATCTGGCAGCAATAGAGGTGGCGGCGTGATTGCGGCTTCACTGAAAGCGGGAATAGTCCTCTTCGTCGATACCGACGAACGAACGGAACCGGTTGGAATAGTCAATGCTCAGACCCTTGAAGAACTTCAAGTGTTCTTCAAAGATCTCAAAGTCATCCGGACTTCCTTCATACGCGAACCGGTACTGCTGTCCGATGTACTGACGAGGGCTTTCCTTGATTCGGCCCAGCATGCGGTAGGCCATGTCTCTCATGGTGCCGCTATTGCCGATCATGGTAGCGAGATCCGGCCCAAGTGCATCTGGAAGGTCGTGTATTCGGCCCAGTACGCTTTCGGACTGGGGGACAGCGGACCACTTCGCATCATCCAAGACTCGGGTGAGCAAGTCGTGGTCCTCAATCAGTACGTGGCCATCCACGACGCGGACAGCCTTCGGAAGAAGCGCAAGAATCGCACTGAGCCTTGCCGGAAGACTCACTATTTCGTGCAGAAGCAGTCGCCCAAGTATCGCTGCATTTGCACGCTGCTGCGCGATCACCTGGTCACTCTGTTGCTTGGCAATTCCCTTGGCATCCTCCGCGATTTCTGCGGCTCGCTTCGAGGTTCGATTCGCCATCGACGCCACCCAGATCGTGCCTACGGCAGCCGCAGTGCCGACAACCACTGCCGCCCAATCCGCAATGTTCCCCCAGTCTGCTGCGAGCGGGCACATAGCCATCGCCGTTTCCTCCTGTCCATGTTGGAGCCGATTCTGCCATGACCTACATCCACCCGAACGACCGGGTCTACGCGCTGGAGCGCGCTCTGGCCGCAGCCGTCGCCCAAGGCGAAGACCGCAAGGTGCAGGACGACCTGCGCGAGATTCTGGCAGAAGCCCGCCGCGAGGCCCGGGGATGAGCGGCCTGGTGCTGCTGCCGGCGCCCAAGGATCCGGGTGTTCCGGCCCGCATGCGGCAGCCGACGAAGGATGCATATCGGCAGTGGCTCACCCAGGCCAACGAACGCATCGAGCAGCTGCATGCCGAGGTGGCCGAGCTGCGCGCCGGCGACAGCACCAGCACCACGCGGCCGGGCCTGATCGATGACCTGGTCACCGCCGCTACCGCCCTCGGGCACCACGAAACGCTACGCAGCAGCAGCGACGAAACCATCGACTACTGGTGCTCGCGCGTTGTGCAGCTGCGCGCCGCACTGAACCGAGTTCACGCACAATCTTGTCGGCTGGGAGCGTCAATTCCCGAACTTCGAAGCCGCTTACCGAACGGGATCCACGTTACTCAAGCATTCCTGGCAGAAACTGAGTGCGCGAGCGACGGATGCGTTTGCTCGAACATATTCACGTTCGTAAACTTGCATAGCTTCCAGCCAATCTTCCACGCTGCCGCCGTCTTCGCTGCTAGCAAGCTCTTCAACCGTCGTTCCCAGTGCTTTGCAGCAATGAATTGCGGTGGCAAAAATGACCACTGCCTTCAGCTCCGCGCCTTCAGGAAGCTGGCCAAAGTCGAGCGAAGCGTCACCCAATCTCTTCAGCCATCTCACGCCGCCAGCCATCGCGTTACGGTACTCAGCATCCAAGGAGAGCCGCTCCCCCGTTCTCCTATAATCTTCCTTCCCAACAGGATAGTGGTCCGCCAGTATCTTCAGCGTAGCGGAGGCCATTGCAATTTCGTCCCCGAATTGAAGCGCGATGATTGCATTCAAGCGCCGACTGTTAAGGCGCTGACGAACGAGGGGCGTAAGAAGCGCGACCGCGACAGCAGCGGATGTACCAATCGCGGCCCAGGCGTCCCACCAAACCACACAGCCATCAATGCCTGGTTCCATGCAAGGACTCATGCCGCGCCACAAGTTACCAATCCAGCTCATTCCCTAATCCCCTTTGGGCTGGGCGGCATTCTGCCATGGAGGCGCGTCACCCGGAGACGGCCCATGGCTGACCGGCGGCTAACCGCTGCAATGGTCCACGTATTCGCCATGGTCGGGCTCTTGGCCGGAATGGCCACCCTGTGGGCGATCAGCCGCGCTTGCCGCGCCGCGCGCGCAGGGCTGCGCTGGTGCTGGCGGAGGTGCGCTCATGGCTGAGGCAATCGACCACCGCGAGGTCGGCCGGCAGCTGGCCAGCATGTCCGGGGTCGAGCTCGACTCGATCGCTCCCCAGGATGCTCGTCTGTGGGAGGCCCGCGGCCAGGCGCTCCAGGCGCTTGCTACCGGCGACATGGACGCCGCCCTGCGAACCATGGGGCTGGTGTCCTCGCGAATCATGGACCGCGACGAAGCATGGGCGATCGCATCGGATGCGGTGGCTGTACGCATTGCCGCCGGATGGACCCGCGACATGCTGGTCAGCAGCACCGAGAGCGGTCGCGCGCCGTGCGGTCGCGGCTACTACCTCTTCTGGTCGGGCGCGATCGCCGTCTGCTACTTCCCGATGGTCTGCATCACCGACATGAACGGCCGCGGCTACCACTTCCATATCGCCCAGGACCTGCTCAATGAGCGAGATCCCAGCCCCTACGCAATTCGTCGTCCAACCGTCCCGCAGCAACTGGAGATGTTCCGATGATCGCCGCCGGCTTCCCCCTCGCCCGACACAGGCTGCTGATCTTCATGCGGCAGCATCTGGCACTCGCTCGGCGTGTGCGCCTGCATGGTCCAGGCAAGGGCGGCTTGATGGATCCGCCGTTCTGGCACTGCATGCATCTGGCCGCGGCAAATCGTTTGCGGTTGCTGCAGCTAATCGATACCCAGCGGTCGCAGCCGTCGCCGGCTCCACGGCTGACCATCGCGCCGGCGCAACTGGACCTGTTCGCATGATTACTCGCCCCGCGCTCCGGTACCACGGCGGAAAGTGGCGACTGGCTGACTGGATCATCGGCCACATGCCGCAGCACCACTGCTACGTCGAGCCGTTTGGCGGCGCAATGTCGGTGCTGCTGCGGAAGCGGCCATCCGCGATCGAGGTCTACAACGACCTCGACCAGCACGTGGTCGACTTCTTCCGCGTGCTTCGGGATCCGGCAAAGGCCGAGCAGCTACGGCTGGCGCTGACGATGACGCCCTATTCCCGCGCCGAGTTCGTACAGGCATGGGAGGACCATCCGGATCCAGTCGAGGCCGCGCGCCGCATGGTGATCCGTACCGCCCAGGCGATCGGAGCCAAGAAGCGCCTGGCCCGCAATGGCTGGCGTGCGGGCCCGACGCACCACACGCCTACCAGCATGTGGCGCGGGTGGCCCCAGCACATTCCCGCCTATATCGATCGCCTGCGCGATGTGCTGATAGAGCAGCAGCCAGCGATCGACGTCATCGCGCAGTTCGATTCGCCGGAAACGCTGTTCTACGTCGACCCACCCTATGTGCTGAAGACCCGCGCCGGCGACCACCGGAAGGTCTACGCGCATGAGCTGGAAGACGCCGAGCATGTCGCGCTGCTGGACCAGCTGCTGCAGGTTCGCGGAATGGTGCTGCTCAGTGGGTACCGGCATCCGCTGTACGACGAGGCGCTGGTGGGCTGGCGCCGGGTCGACGTGCACGCGCGCGCCCAGTCCAACCAACCCCGCATCGAATCCCTGTGGATCTCGCCTGCAGCAGCTGCAGCGCTGCCGCATCCCGCCCTGGAGCTTGAGCCATGCCCGACCAGCTTTTCCCCCGCGAACCGCGCCGCATGAAGCAGCCGGCCAAGGACGTGCTGCGCGAGCAGCTGGTGGTCGCGGCCGATGAAGTGATCCGCCTGCGCGCGGAGGTACTGCGCCTGCGCCGTCAGATGAACCAGGCCACCGAGCAGCTGCGCGCTGCGCTGGCCACGAACTGAAGGAGGACCCGATGGGAGCCGCTGAAAAGCTGGACATCGTCGGAAAGGACTGGCTGACCGTGGACGAGGCCGCGCACTACTGCGGCGTGTCCCGAAGCCAGTTCGATTCGAACATCGCCGACTACGGCATCGAACCCCGAAATTTCATGGGCAAAAAGCTCTACGAGAAAGCTGCCCTCTATTCTGCAATCTACGGCTCCAGACAATGGTCAAGGTCACAATCTTCTGGCGCGACGGTGCCGCGTACCTCAACTGGCGGGAAGGCGGCAAGCGAAGCCGTGTCGCCATTGGTCGCGTCGGCCCACGCGAAGCTGAGGGCGTACGAGCAGCGAAAGAAGCGGAACTAACCCATGGCGTGCGCATCCTTCCCCGGCTACCGACTGTCAGGGACTTCCTGGAGGCGTACCTGGATTGGTACAAGGCCGAGCACCCAACCACGCACGGCAAGGCCAAGAGCGAGGTTCGGTTGTTCATTGCCCGCTTCGGCCACCGCCCTATCGACACCCTGCGCCCGATGGAAATGGAGTCCTACAAGACGGACCGCCTGACCAAAGATAAGGTGGCCCCGGAGACCGTAGGCAAAGAAGTGCGCAGGCTGCAGGCGGCATTTCGTCGTGGCGTGAAGTGGAAGGAACTGGACTTCAACCCGCTGGAGGAAACCCAGGCACCGCGCGGCGTCCGTAGCGTCGCAGTGCGGTTCTACGACCGGGGGGCGATGCGCAAGCTCTACCGAGCAAACCCCAGCCGGGCGCCCCTGTGGCTGTTCATGGCCCACACCGGGCTGCGCCGCGGCGAACTGGTTGGGCTGGGCAAGGATTCAGTGACCGGGCGGAAGCTCAGGGTCGAGAGCGATCCAGACGAAGATGGCGAGGGGCGCACCAAGTCGGGCAAATGGCGCGAGGTGCCACTGAACCGGTATGCGCGCTGGGCGCTGCGCCACCTACCCGATCCGCTGGTCGTCGTGCACAAGGACACGGTATCCGACTGGTTCGCCTCGGATGCCAAACGTGCGGGGATCGGTGGCAGCCTCCACCGGCTACGGCACACCTTCTGCGCCCACATGGTCATGGCCGGAGTGCCGTTGCGAAGGGTGCAGATCTTGGCCGGCCACGCCGATTACGCCACGACCGAGAAGTTCTACGCCCATCTGACGCCTGAAGGCGACGATGGTGCTGTGGCGAAGCTCAGGTACTGA